ATGTGGGAGGGGGGTCAGATTTTTTGACCCCTCCCCCCTACCCTTTTTTCTTTCATCTTCTTTTAGTTCGTCGTTGTACTTCTCGCATCATGTGACGAACACGTTCAGAAAAATTTTTTATTCGATCTCGTTCTCTATCGGTCATCGACCTGACATCAGTTTCTGTCCAACGAGGTCGACGGTATTGGTATTGTTTTGGTTCCTCTTCTTCATCATCGTGTTCCGTCAGTAGTTACCCCATCTACCTTTGACTTTGTTTAAGTAATGAAACTTCTCCTTCTTTAACTTTACGCAAAACACCAAGAACATTCTCTTTAACAATCTCGTCTATAGCTTCTTGGATGACTTGAAGTTGATCACCTTCAGGTAGATCGTCGGAGGTACGTGCTATCCTGGCTAGGAGCCCAGGGGTATGGTACCCAGCAGATTGATCCCAAGCAAACCATTCATCCCACTGCGTCCATGGGTCGTATGGATTGTCTACTGTTGTCAGCATGTACTCAGGTGGATCAGGTAAGTCATGTGTGGTGTCGGTATCTGCCACTATCGCTCACCTCCCATCACTCAACACCTGACTTCAAGGTGGACATGGGAATGCCTAGCGAACTTGAGATCTCAGCGTATGTAAAGCCTGATGACAACATCTGCTTAGCTCTAGCTGTTACAGCATCAGTCATCACAGGCCTCTCCCTAGGTGTGGCTCTCCTACGAATGGCCTCTACATCAGTATACTTAAGGATGCTCTCCATCATCTCCTTAGAGATAGCTCCAGCTTGAATAGCATCCCATTGACGATCAGTTAGACCTATACGATTCTTCTTTCCTCCTGCTCCAGTACGAAGTCGAGCTTCTTTAATCGCACTGTCTCTTACCTTCTTGAGCTCATCCTTCTCCATGTTAGGATTAGCACTTCTTCTCTGTGCCACCATACGTCGGGCTACAGCCTGAGCCTGGCGTTCTAGAGGAGCATTCCTCTCAGCTACTCGAACAGCTGACTTTAGTTCTTCTACCTCTTTACTGTACACCTTCTTTGCCGACTTGGACATAGGGGTAAGCTTTACCCTTACCGCCTCTCTACGTGCCTCATTAGCCATAGCCTTAAGGCGATTAGAATGATCAGCGTAGTACTGTTCCTGTATGGTACCTCTACCCTTAGAGACTAGGCTATAAGCATTAGTTGTCTCAGCCAATCTCTCAGACTTAAACCTAGCAGGCTCATCAGTTTTAACGTACCGCTTCTTACCCGTCTTAGGATCTACCTCAGCGACACGCTTACGTTCCCCAGTATCGACGTAAACCTTTCTACCTGTCTTTACATCGATGGTCCCTACTGAAAGCCGCTTTACTCCTGGCCCTGCCGGAGCATCCTTACGTTTAACCGGGTACGTCTCAGCCCCAGCTCTGGTAATCAGTGTAGCTGCACCACCAGGTAGACCGGTCTTAGGATTAACTCCTTGATACTTTCTCTTTAGTTCCAGAATTCCGTGATGTCTCTCGGATGCCTTGTAGTCTAGATTATGTTTCTCAGAATCAATGACCACCATCGAATGACGTACAGCACGAGACAACTCTTCTCGAGTAGCACCCCTGAGAGTCATGTCAGAGATAAGGTTTGTAACCTTACCCATCTGCAAACCCTTTTGTTGTGGGGTAATAGAAGGGGTACCATCAGGATACTTCTTAGTTTTAGGTCCCAGAGGCACCTTGTATGACTGAGGATCAAACCCCTTCAAATTCTCCAAAGGCCGAGTAGACTCGATCTTACCCCTAGGATTCGGAATGACCACCACATGGTCGCCATCGAAATCCGCACCCGACAAACGCTCTGCCACCTTGGGATGAATGGCTACGGCATCCGGAGCTCTTCCTCCTTTTCCGATACCGAAAAGCTTCTTAGCTTCTCGCGATCGATTGTTAACCGTCAACTGTGGAATCTCAAAGGTTCCCGCATGAGGAAACCGAATCAGAGCAACTCTCTCACCATCATGAAACGTAGGGGCAAAGATCTCGTGTGGTTTTACATGGTTAGAAGGAAGAAGGACTTTTGTTGCTTGCCGATCCATACTAGCTGCCGCAAGATGTACAGCAGCCGAATCAGTTTCGTCAGAGAAGGTTTCTAGAAGCTTTCTCTTAATGAGAGGATTAGTCAACGATTTGATTTCGTCGAATTCTTCTCTTCTTCGATCATGGGTAAAATCAAGCTGAGACTTGATCAACGCAGGAGACTGCTTAGACAACATCTGACTAGAGATCCGATTCGTCCAAGTATCCCAGTCACCCTCTTCAGTGAGAAGATTCATCACTGATTTAGGTTTACCATCCTTACCCAGAATCTGTCCACCTTCTTTGATGACAGACCCGAAGGGAAGAGTCTTATCAACTTCTCCAGTTTCCTTATCCTTCTTGAGCGGCTTCATGGCGTCGAATTTGTTGCCCGTATTCGACTTATTGGTATTGAACTGAAGATCTATACCAGCAGGCAAATCGTCCTTATAGACAGCCATACCCTTCAAGAAGTGGGTGCCACCAACTGCAATTCGAACCTGAGCATAACGCGCCTTGCCAAGACTAACATCTTCCACACCCGGACGGACATAGATAACGCCATCTGCATCAGCGCCACCATCTTCTTTGTATTTAACTCCTACTCGTTTGGGATCAATGTGAAGCGGGGGCTTAATCCCCATGTCTTGCCAGGTCTTACCACCATCCTCAGTTTTCTCAGCGATCAATCTAATGTTATCACGATTCGTCCAGGCTTGTTTCTGAGTAACCCCCGGCTTGACCAGCACCTTGTAGGTGGTCATCTCTCCGGTAGTAACTTGAGGAGCTTTGAAGGTATGGACACCATAACCCTCTTCCTTGAGCATAGAAAGAGCGGTATTGAATTTGTCCGGGCTGATACCAATTCGTGTATCGGGATTATCGCCAATAGGAAGATCGAGATGAACTTTTGATCCAACGTCAATGATATCCTTCTCTGCAACTTGCCGCTTAAGCATATTCGCAGTTTGTTGAAGTTCATTCAGTCGTTCAAGGCGTCCAGGCTCAAGAAGTGAACGAACCGTAGATTCATTAATCTTCTTATCAGGAGACGACATCTGATTAGCGATTGCCGTTGGGCCCATGCCTTTGTCGCGCAGACGCTGAGCTTCACGAATCTGATTCAAGGTTACCTCGGTAGAGGCCCGAGATGTCATTGCTCGAATGTCTGCCGAAGTCATCTGATATTTCTTGATGACATTACCATCTTTATCCACAGGAGAATACGCCTTGGCGATCTCTGCTTCGGTCATCCCATCGACCTTTTTGTGCTGCTCAACGATGTCTAGAAATGTCTTTGAGCGCTGAAGAGGATTCTGTCCCAAACCCCAGGGGTAACGACCCGATTTTCGGAGTATTCCGTAGTGACTCAAATAGGTTTCTTCGTCCAAACGCACTACGGCACCTCCTCTCTGAGTCGATTGAGAATTCTATCGAAGTCCACAATTTTGTCCATAATTCCTCTTATAAAATGTGGATCAGCATCATACAACAGTACTCTGCTGTCCTTGTACAAGCGAAGCTCGATGCCTCGCAGAGAAAACGGATCTATCTCGTATTCGAGACAGAAGAGTGCAGCGTAAACTTCCAACTGATGCTCGGAAACACGTGTGACACCGGTTTTGAGATCGCTGATGCGAAGAAGTCTATACCGGTAAGCGATAGCGTCAACTGTGCCGAAAGAGTTCGGTGAGTAGAAGAGGACGACCTCGGGGGACATCTTGTACTGAATACACTGGTTGATGTACAATCCGACCGTAGTCGTTTCGTCATCTTGAACGATCCCTTCTTCGATACAGATAGCAGCGTAACGATGATGCTCCATACCCTCCAGGGCTGCTCTAAGCGCTTTGTATCGAAATCTTAGCTTCTCCTCGTCGTAGTTTATCCAGTGGTAAGAACTAGGACTGAGGAAGGCATGCTGCCCCTCGAGATGCGAATGCTTCTTGAAGCGCAGTGATTACCTCCTCTTCATTCTCTGGATAGATAAACGCAGCGAAAGACATGTTGTTCATCTGCTGGACATAAAAAGCTTGATTAGGTCGTTCGGCCGAATTTGCCGAAGCTTTGACCTCAAGCATAGCCCAACATGGACCATAGAACAGAGTAAGATCGAGGATTCCCTGCACATAGTTCGGATCGTTTTTAAGGACTTCGCAGCCCGGGAATGTGCGCTTTAACTTACGAATGAGTTGACTTTGATACGCCGATTCAGTCATGGATCCGGATCCTCGTTTCTGAAGATCCATACCGGAAAAGTGAGATGAAGAACCAGGTACTCAATCAGTCTTTTTACCACGAATCCCCTTTCAAATAGCGAAAAAAGAGAAACCAATTTCGGATATTGTATCCCTCTTCTATCATATGCTGCGATTTACACGCGTTCCAGTATCTGAAAAAAAATACGGGCATTCTGATCAATCTCAACGCATTTCTACCAGTTCAAAGTACTGATAAGTAGGCCATGCTGGGGTTCGATTGAGAACTGACAACACCACTTCTCGTTCCAACAGTCCGTAACGACAAGCGGCTGACAAAGAATTTGGAAACTTCTCGCCATCGCCTATCGAACGAATAGGTACCTTGAGTGGATTGTTGTAGCGATCGCCATGAAACTGACGTTTATAAAGAATAGCATACCAACGAGGACGCCACATAAGATTGTCTACATGACAATTCTTGGGATCACCGTCCAACTGGATAGGTGTATCAAATACGTCGGAAGGCGGAGGAAGAAAAGCTCGAGCTACCAAGCGTGGTAGAGACCGAATACACTGTTGCCAATCTCGCATAAGTCCGACGTAGGGTACTCCATACTGATTGATTCTCGGAATCAACAAACGCCCGGTTGAATTTCTCGATACTTGCCCCAGCGCGTTTACGCTGTATCCGGGAAAGCCTTCTACAGGAACCCAACCATCATCGCTCTTTCTGGTGGCGAACTCGACGTCTTGCGAGGTTTCTTCAACCCACTGCTTAGTCATCGAACTTTTCTTTACTAGTCTTCCATCCCTTTCTACGCATAGTTTCCATAGCCTCTTCGAGATCTAGAACTAAAAGAGCTCCTCCATAACCATCAAGATGATTTAGATTTCCCACATCAAAAAGCTCTTTGACTAGACCTGCTACAAACTCACGATTATGTCTCAGTTCTTCTTCAGTCATCTAGGCATCCGTCTTGCCCGACTCCGGGTACCTTTTCTTCAGCTCCACATCCACTCGTTCCACCGAATCGACCATACCAATGAGATGCGCATCCGTCACAATGGCATCTGTCCAGATCGTGATTACCCACGAATATACGCCCGCCGCTGTGCGGCGCAACTCAATTGATCCACGACCAGGAACCGGATCTCGGTAAGGCTTGACCGTCTCGTTCATATCGTCTCCCTACCTTCGGGGGTCAACAAGACTGATTTCAGACCCTCGCATCGGAATTGCCAACCTTGACCAACCACATGTAGCTCAATCGGATTACCAGTATTTATCGCAACAGTAAACCATTCTTGCAGCTCACGAGCTTCACTTTCTAAAAGTGTTGTCAATTTCATCGATTCGACTCCTTAATCCTCGGTCGACAACGCCTTGAGGTAGTGCCTCCCAAACTTCAAAACCACTTTGTTATGGGTCTCTACCACAATCTCCGCCAACTCTGAAGTCTCCATCGTCCCGATCATAGGGTCTTGATGATGTGGTTTTGTGATGTCATTGGACAAAAGGGCATAGATATTACGTCCCAGTTTGTAATCAGTACGCCACAGACGCTCTCCAGGGTTATTCAGGGGGGCCATGCCTATAGATCTCCTTTGGTAAAATTTTCCTGATCCAATAAAAATGTTAGACAAGGGCTTTTTCAAAGTCAGACCTGCAAATCTTGGCAATCTTGGCAAAAAGGCCAAATAGATACTGGGATTTCTCGCAAATTGCGGGATTTTTTAGCGATTTTTCTTGCCAAGATTTTCGAGGTAAAAAGTTTTTTTATAATCGCGTTTCAATATCTGAGCCAATATCTGTTTGTTTGCACATTCTATATACTTGCACGCGCCCGCGTAAAGAAAATAGGAATTAAAGGCAAGCATAAAAGACGTGTATCAGATACTGAAATCGAAAATAAAAAAAACTTTTTTGTCGAAAAATCTTGGCATGGCAATTTCATCCCTCAAACCCTTACACAGAGCCAAAAAACTTGCCAAAATCAATCTTGGCAAAATCTTGGCAATTTTGGCAAATATTCTTTAAAAACCCGCAAATTGCGGACTTTTCCAGTATCTGAATCGATTTTGGCATCGAAAATTAACGAGTCCAATATCTGAATTTTGGCCCAATATTCCATCAATTAGGGCCTCCTTTCGTCCAGCGTCTTCTCCCAGCATGGTTTACACATCAAAACATCCACACTTTCAACCTTAGCCAGCCCTGAGTCCGCTGGGAAATCGCTAAATCTCAGCTTACCCACCCCTTTTCCGGTGCAGATACCCGGGGAGTTGGGATGATTGACCACACACAGGCAATAACAACTCATCGTTTCCGCTTAGACCCCCTGAGACGGACCAATTCCTCGCGATAGAGTCCCGTAACCAGCTCTTGGGCTCTGACCAAACGCGGAAAGTATCCTACCCGGCGTGAAAGCGAGCGTTTCTCGGAAAACAGCTTCACCGCCCCGATGAGATGCTCTTCCGCCCCCTTCAGATGCTCGGTCAGTTGCTCATCCACCGACGGCAATTTTTTTTGCGACTTAGACATCAACTAGTACCTTTCCCTTAGTTTTCTCTCAATTCGCCTCTAAGGGGCCTTTACGTGGCTCTCAGAGGCCCTCTAGAGTCTGTCCAGAACCTACCAAGGCGCTCATCTCCCTCTCTGATATGAGAATTCCACGAATTCCTCGTCGGTCATCTCGAAATGCTTGGTCTGAAAGCTCTGTTTGCTCATCAGCGATCTCCAAATCGCCCAGTCGATCGCCGCCTGGGAGCGCAGTGTATAATAGTAAAGATGTTTGAACGGAGAATTGATGCGATCGGTACGCCCGTGAGCCTGCTCCCAGAACTTATACGAGTAGGTCAGACTCCAAAAACACGTGGCGTTGGTCTCCGTACAATTCCAACCCTCGGCTCCCGCCGCATACTGAACCACATAGATCCACTTCTCACTGTTGGGCAGCTCCTCGTGTTTGTGGCCGTTCCACTCGGCGTAGGCCCGCTCTTCCGACTCCCTCAAGGTTCTAAGAATGGCCAGCTCGTAATCAAAGTTGTAAAAGATGATGAGCCGATCGTGCTTGTCGAGCAGCTCCCATACCGCCCTAAGGCGTGACGGATCCGTATTGGCCACCTTGCGCATCTGGTGAAAGAGATCAGAGATGTCACGGATGGGTTTATCCTCGAAGATGTTCCAGCGTCCGTGAGAGATCCGAGCCATGGTGATCTCATCAAACTCACACCACACGTTGACCGAGTGTCGGATCTTCTCGGTAGGATAGGGCATGTGGATGAGGATCTGGTTCTTGTAGCGGACCAGACGATTTACGTTGACATATCTCTCCACCTTAAAATATTTGACAAACGGCGCTTGAATCACATGTTCGGCTTTGAACTCGGATCGGTTCTTATAGAACCCGTTGGCGATGAACACGGGAATATAGTCCATCCACGAGTCTCCCGGAGTGGCCGAGAGCATGATCCAGCGGTTGTGTTTGGCGATCTTTAAAAACGCCTTGACCCACTTGCCCTTGCCCACCAGGCGCTGCTCGTCGAAGATGAAGAACTGATCCGTTACGTCTTTGTATTTGTCGATCATGTTCCAGGAGTCGACGGTGATGATCCCGTCGGGGGCCCAATCAACCGGGAGCATGTGCTTATCGCGAATTTCTTCTTCACTGGGTACGCGAGGGATTCCGAATTTAACCGCCTCGCCGATCCAATCCAGAGAATCGCGCTTCTTGGCGGTGGTGATGACGTAGAGATCTTCATGATCTCGGGTGAGAAGATGATAGGCCAACCCCACCCGGGATTTGCCGGAGCCCACACCGCCCCAGAGAATATTCCCATCGCTTAACTTTCCCAGGGCTACTTTTTGATGATCCCTCAAGAGGGCAGATACATCTTGCATACCGTCACCTCCTTTCTAAGCTTTCCTTAGCTTGTCTACGCCTGCTTATAAAATGTTTTCTTCTATTCGTCGTGTTTTATCTCGACGCTTTGCCCATTGCAAAAGAAAAAATCCCAATACCCGTATGTAGAACGACAATAAGTATCGCCAACGATATTTCCATGCTTTGTCTGAATACGGTATGATCTAATCCTTTCCTTTCTCTATCTGTCCCGTGCCGTTACACGCCCTGCAAGTTCGCTCCTCCATTCTATTCCCTGGATTAAGACCGAACGGACTAGGATTGACCAGAATAACGCCAGTACCCTTGCACTTAGGGCAGGTCACGTAATCACCGACACCTTTCTCGGGTCTTCGTTTAGAATCCGGCGCACCTCAGCCTCGACCTCTCGCTTACTCCCGGAAAAATCTCCCGTTAAAAACAGCATGTCCTGACCGCGAGAGCCGTAGAGCACACAATGCTTCGAGTTGGAGGAGACTACGATCTCCTTCGGGTTTTCCAGCAACACATCGAACATGTCCTGCAGAGTACAGTGACGCATAGGCCACCTTCTTTCTCAAAATAAAAAAGAGAAGCCGTGATGGCTCCTCTTCTAACTTATGATTCCTGCTTGGGAGGATCATTGAGCATGATCAAGTCAAACTCGTCGAACTCAACCTCCTTCTCCTTGAGCAATATGGCCAGGTACTTTATCTGGTTTTCCAGCATGTCTCTCTCAGAGCCGATGACCAGTAGGACACGGGCGATCTGATTGTACTTGCGGCGTTGCGGATAGTAGCCTAGGCCATAGGCGGCGGCGAGGGCGGTGAGGGCGGTAGCGATTTTGAATCTTTTGGGCATACTTATGTTTCCTTTCGGTAGGATTTTCATTATATGCCCTGTTTATGACGCGAAAAACGAAAGTCTCAGAATGAGACTCCCGTTTTGATACTACTTGTCTAAGACGGTCCAATCATGAGCTGGACGCCGTCGGGACGAGTGATCATGGCGGGCAGGCCCGTGGTGAGGATGTCATTGACGATGTGGTCGGGAATATGCAACGTGGTGGCCGGGTTGCTGAAATTGGCTCCGAGGAGTTTCAGCGTGGCAACACAGGCTGCGGTTCCGACAACACTGCCGAACATCACCCCTTGGGCTCGCGGGTCATGAACGAACTCGTTGAAACGGGTCTTGAGCTTGTCCTTCATGGTCCTCCTTGGGATAGTAGGTTTTCGTTATAGGAGGAGAAATAACCGCGAACGATTCATGGGCCTCTTTCGATAAGCTCGATTTCACGCTGTAAATACCACGCCGCTTTTCTAAGATCGGTGAGCGTATGATCTTTCTTACTCGCTCGAGAAATGTATTTGACCGTATTTCCGAGATGGAAACCGAGTCCCCACGCTTCGATCACCTTGATAGTTTCATAAGGATCGTCGGCCCCTCCATAATGAGCGGGATGGTCTACCTGCTCGGCCATCTAATTCCTTTCTACAGGTTTACACACTCGATTACAGTTCAGACAAACGAAGAATTCTCCGGTGGTCTCGATCACCCGCATCAAGGCGGTCTGACAACAATCGCTTGATCGAAACGCCGATCGATAATAACTGGTCCGCTCGTTACCCTGAGGAAGATGTTCTAGATGTCCACCGTGTTTTATGATCTCAGGATCGGGAAGCGAAGGCATCTAGTTACGATTACGAATATCGGCCATTATCGAAGCGATTATGAATCGATTACGATCTACTTCTGCCTGTTGACGATCCAGTTGCAGTTGAACATGCTGATTCCTCGGTGCCGCGCCTCGAGCGTGGTTAATCTGAGCCTGGACCTCGTCCAAGTTTTCTATCTCGTCGGTAAGATGAAATAACGTGGTAAGAGGATCAGTCACAATCGCCAACTCTTAAGCGCTTTGTCAACTGCGTGTTTGTGCTTGTTGGTAATAAGCACGGGACGGATCTCCGTTAGCACTCTGCGTAGAATGCGATTCTCTCTCCGCGCTAGTTCCAATTGATGATGAAGTCTATCGCGCTCCTCGATGCCCCGATTCGGGCTTCCAAATCCCTGGCTCATCCTTGGATCTCCTTGTCAGTCCTTTCTTGGTTTAGAGTTTCATCCATCTCTTTCGCTTTATTTAGCAGAGCCTCCGGAATATCGAATCCCCCTTCCCTTACATCCCTGACTACATCCTCATAAGTTTGGGCGTAATGAATGATCACTCGGTTCATTCTCATTCCCGGCGGAGTGATCGGCTTGAGATCGAGATTAAGAGGCATCCCCGCTTTCAAACGACGGAGGTTTTCTTCGTTGATGCCAATGATTCCAATAGGGCCTTGATTGGTCTGAAACGCGAATTGGATCATGATCCTTCACATCCACGTCGAAAAGTCTTCAGCTCAGGATCCCACTGATACCAGCAGTAGAAATTCTCGAGGGGTTGCGACTCAAAGGTCTCGTCGAACATGGTATTTCGACCACAGTGGACGCAGAGACCTCTACGATCCAGACATGCTCGGCACAGCGCAAAAATGGCGGTAAGGGGATCCAGTCCGCAACCCGCCTGATGAGCGTTGATCTTGCCTCGTCCCGAAGGTTTACCTTTGATGATTGAAAATCCTGCTACCGCAACCCAGACAATCGGCTTTTGCTCGTCGTCGTATCTCAGCTGGATTTCGCGAGCCCCGTTACGACGGATAAGATCGATGCCCCCCATGTAACGCGGATCTTCAACTACCGATCTTAAATCGTTGGTCTCAAATATCGGCATGTTCTCCTCAAGTGAAGTGGTGTTGGCGCCAAGGGCGCCGTGTCTTGCCCGAGTGAAGTTTTATCCACGCCGAAGGCGTCCGCGAATTGAGCAAATTCAAAGAACCCGGTTGCCAAACCCTTCCCGAGCTCCGGTTCCCCGGCCATACGAGAGTCACTCGCGTCTGGAGGGAATCATCTCAGCAGTTAGGCCACGCGTCGTACGTCACGCGACTGGCCACGAGATCCTGCTCAGCTTCCGAAGCCGAGCCATAGGATCCGGAACTTCCTCCGTGCGCTACCCAGGTTCGATAATCGAACTGGTACTTACCCCAATATAGTCCGTTGGACGAGACGACCTGACTGTTACCAGACGACTCGCAATGTGGATTGACCATCGAATTCGACGATCCATTGGAGTAGGTCCGAGGATTCGACCCTCCCACCGCGCTTGCGGAGGATATCGTAGCGGTCGCACCACCGTAGACCTGCTCATACAACCCGTCAACACACCCCTGACCCGCGTCATTGGAAAGGATGCCATCAGAACAAATCCCTCCGCCCCCACTTGAGGATCCTCCTCCGGATCCGTAAACCTGTTCGTAGAGGCCATCTGAGCAACCCTGACCCGCGTCGTTGGAGAGAACTCCGTCGTGGCAAATCGGTGAGTCCGCCGCGGCCATCGCCGGGAGGACCATAGCCACTGCCGCCATGAATATGAGGGCAGTCATGGTCTTAGCCAAACGCATAATTAATTGTCCTCGGCCATCTCTCCGATGTCTAATTGCTTTCTCAGCCCATCGGCCATGACCGGTGGACAACCTCCTTTGTTTGTGAGATTACAAAAAAGGGGCGCTCTAGCCCCGGGTCGAAGTAGAACGCCCCTGCCATCAATATATGTGAACCGTGTGGGAAAATTTTGAATTAAAGCGTAGGCCCTTTAGTGCTTCCAGCCCATGGCTACCTCCTTTCCTAAAGGGTTACAATATAATGAGGTTCGGTAGAGGGAGATACAGCCCATCCTCTTTCCTTCGGGATCCTTGAGGGGACACTCAAGAATCGCGCCTACCGCATTACCGGCTATTCGACCTCATCTTTGGAGTAGGAGGGGTGAGCAGCCAGCTCGCTCATGTCCTCCCAGCGATCAACGTGGCTGGGTTTCTTCGCTTACTCCAAATTTTGCGGGTGTCTCTCCATCATCCCGCGACAGTCTACATCATCAGATTGGACGTGCCATCTGAGTCCCTTCGACCTTGATCATCCTCGGATTCTCTGTCCCGTACAGATGATTAGCGGTTCGAAGTCCCATCTCGTTTGCCTTCTTCTTCACTTGCCATCGATTTATCTCACCGCGGTCATCGAGATTCTTCCGTACCCAGATCATGAGACGAGTGGATATACTTTCATGCATTATGTCTCCTTTCATCACGCGATCCGACTAAGACCGGCGGGTGGGGTCCTGACCTGTTCTCCTAACCCATTTTAGGTTAGAAACATCAATCAGAAACCCCACCCTATCCCTACGCCGCACGGTTCGCAGGGAATCTTTAAGTTTGCGAGCGATTGCCTGGTCAGAGGATAACCTAAGGATGGATGTCGACACCCTTTCGATTTTACGCAAGGAATTACAACCCCTGACCAAGTTGATAGCAACGGGTCGACGGCCGGAGTGGCTCGGCCGGGCCCTTTGGCTCTCCCCGTCGCTCCTCTATCTGCTGCGCAGACGGCCACTAACCGGAGTTTAGACCTACCGTCTCAACATCGAGACGACTTCAGTTCTTTGCCGCTGCGACAATCCCCCGATGGTTTTGAAAGGGGAAATACGGCATTGCTGCAGGACTTTGTTGACCTTGATCCGCCCGTATTTGGGGCAAGCCATCATCGCATCAAAGAGCTTCATGGACTCGACCCACTCCGGCGGTTCGAGGAGAATATCGTGGATCGACTTACGTCGGGACTTCAGATCACGCTTCAGATTGGCTCTCAGAGAGCGGATGCGATTGGCCTCATTCAAGGCTGCCCGGCGTTGGATCAAAGATCGATCGGGTATCTTTCTTTCTACCTGTTCGGGTTTCCTTTGTTTCTGGGATTTATCCTGGGTGATCGTCATCTACTTAGGCTGCCCTTTCAGTCCTCTCGGGGTCTTCGGATGTTTCCTGGGGCTGTACCTCATCGAATGAGTCGTGGAAGGCCTTGTTGGTGTAGACCTTGTATCCCCGCTCGGTATAGAGCAGCCAATCTCCGACAAATGCCTTCGTCTGGCGGGGGTTCTTGGGGTTGTGGACCCGGACCCGAATGAACTTCTTTGTACCCTTTCCCGGTACCTCGTCTTCTTGCACCTCGCCTTGGCACCAGTCCACCACCTCGTCGAAATTGGCGTTGGTGATTCTTACCGCATCGACGTAGAGGGGCTTCCTGATGAACTTGGTTGTGGTAACACGCATAGGTACGACTCGGTGTCCTTCCATTGTATAGCGACTTTACAATGCCCGACAGTGGACTACCTTCGTTGTACTCTCCTTATCCTACTGAGGATCTTGCCTGCGATACTTCTTCTTGATCTTCTCTTGTCGCTTTTCTTCAGCGCGTTCCATATACTCTTTGCGCACGCGACGAAATTTAACTTCGTCGGGGTTTGCCATAGCATGGGTATGCCCCAAGTAGTAACCATAGGCAAATATGCTGGTCATCACTGCCCCCTTACGAAGAAGTATCAGGGTTTTCCTCACTGCTGATCCATTTCGGCGTACTTACGTTCGAGAGCGTCCTCCTCAATGGTCACGTACATGGACTGGACGTAGGCCGTAATCCCGCTACGACCACCTTTCTCCCAAGGATAAGGCCGAACGATGAGGTCGACATTGACAATATCAGCCCAATCGAGGGTCTCCACCGTGTCCTCGGTGAGCGTGGTCTTACCCCGATCGGTGACCAAAGTGATCTTCGGAGGGCGACCTACGTCGTAGCGAACCTTGACCGGCAGCCAAGGGGTGGGGGTCTCTTCCTCATCCCGAGGGTCGAGAACCTTGACATTCCAACCGTCAGCGGCCATAGCCTCGGCAATATCCTCCGGAAGCACGACTCCGAAGTTCTTGGCTCCCTCCTGGTTGAAGGGGCCTCCTCTTCCGGTGAAATTACGGAAGATAAGACGAACACCTTCCATCACCACCGAATCATTGGCGGGCATTATACTCTCCTCTCACCATCACTTTGCCTGTAGTTGTACAAGCATAGAATATGCCTGCACCTTGGCCAATAGCAGAGGAATCATCACCCAGTTGCCATTGGTATCCCGAAATTTTTCAGGAGTGGTGCCACTTCTCTTGGCCATCTCCTCTACTTCTTTGATCTGAACGTCGATCTGTCTCAACATCCGGATCGTGTCTCGGCGCAGAATATCGTCATTGATGATCATGTCTCTACCTTGGGTGGGGGATGAGCTACTGGTTCATAAGGCTCATACTGGGCTTCAAAATCGGCCGCGCTGAGCCGGTAATACCTTCCTTTCTGATCGGTGACAATATAGTCTCCAGGACAGACGATCTCTTCCCCGTTCACTCCCTCCAACAAGCCATGCTTCTGCATGATGTTGCCGCAGTCAGGACAGAATCGTCCTCCGGGGATGTTGAGCGATCGAAAATATAGAACCACCTTACCCTCGGTTAGACTCGGGGAGCCCTCAGCGCGCTTAACTGGTTGCGTGTCGTCCAGAGGGTGATCACCGTTCTTAAACCACTGGGTGGCCTCAGTGAGTACTGGCTTTTTACGATACTTAGTCATGGCTGTGCATGTTGACGATATCGGCGTATCAGACGCTTCTCGACACTCGAAAGCGGTTTCTCACCGGGACGAGGTGGAGGAGCATAGATTTCGTATTTAGATTCAAATTCTCCCCTACTGAGTCGGTAATAAAGCCCGTTTCGATCGGTGACAATATAGTCTCCGGGGCAGATGATCTCTTCCCCGTTGACCCCGTCCAAGAAGCCGTGATTTTTCATGAGATTGCCACACTCAGGACAATATCGATTCCCCGCGGTATTGAGCGCGTCCATCGACTCCATCGCATCCAGCGAGCGGAAATGTTGCACCACCTTTCCCTCGCTTAACTTTGGGGGTCCTCCCAAATGCTCTACGAGCCTTGACTCATCTTGGGGATGATCTCCGTTTTTAAACCATTGAGTGGCCTCGGTCAACGCGGTCTTCTTGCGATACTTCACTCTCCTCCTCTCCCCAAAGCATGTCCTACGGCCAGACCTTGCAGCCAACCTGTCGAGTAGACCACGGTTTTACTGGTTTCCTGATCCAATCTCTCTCTGTGAGCGTAGGCATTGGCAAAGGCGTAGTTCACCAGCTTCTCTGAAGGTCCCAGACCGAGTTCGTCGAGCATTCCCCACCCGATGGGGTTTTTCTGCTTCGCTGCCTCTACTCGATCAAGAGCGGCGTTGATTTCGTCCTCGCTATAGGGCATTAAACGCTTTCATCTTTCTCGCGATAGAGAATCGGCTGATATGACGGATCGATAGCCAATCCGTGGTTTTTCGCTTCCCGGATCAGATCCTCTACCTCATACATCTTGCTGTCCGGCGTAGCCCCCAACCAGGCCACGATTTGATCGTCCTTGGGAAGCACTAGATTATGAACCTGCAGATAGAAACTCTGAAGCGGCTGATCCCACCCGAACACCCACTTCATGGTTGCTTTCCGATTTACGACAACATGCCTCGACACTGAGTCCTTTCTTCTCTTAACTTGGAGTACCGGATTCGACTTCGCCTCCGGATCGATGAGAATATGAATGTTGGTGATACCCATCATGACACGAACTTTCTAAAGGAACCAAATCCTTCGATAGCTGTGACAGCAGCATCTTTGAGCTTCTCGAAATATGACATGTCGATCTGCAAATCGTCTCCGGCTTCGATAGCCGCCTCAGATTCCATCCACAAATGACCCTTGGTTCCACTCACCGCGTAGTACTTGTCTTCAAAGCATCGATAGAGAGCTCCGCCGCCCTCTTTTACGGGTACAAACAGCCCAGTCCTGCCCACATGCTTTAATTGTCCATCGGAGGCGCTTAGAACCCCGTTTACGGGCGTCTCAGAGCCTGTGTAGAGATACATGGTTCCCTTCTGGACGCTGCGCGCCTCGCAATAATCGTCGAAGGTTGTTCCTTCTTTTGAAAATAGGGTCTTGAACACGTAGGGATGCTGGAATTGAGCTCCCACTGCCTCCCAGTTGTACTTCGGGTATCCCTCTTCCCAGGGGACGGTCTGAATCCCGGCAATATAAACCGCATCGTTGACCAGACAGAAGCGATCGACAGTTTCCTCATGCTCGAATTCGTACCCATAAAGTGAGCCGAAGGTTTTCACCGCGCCGATGACATCAAGGTTGGCGTTCGGGATTTTCACCGAGTCGGTCTTGATATGGATGACCTGATAGCCCTCGTCTTGGAGAAACTGCTTTAAGTCGATCATGAACAGCGCGCCACGCTTGGCTACGATGTTGTCTTTGTTGCGAACATCTCGGAATGGATTGTCGAACTTGGCAGACGTGAGACCATACACAATATTGAGAGCGATACGCAAGGCGTAGGCCAAGTCGGTGCCATGGCGTCCTGCCGTATCGTCCTCGGCGCCTTCCAAGAATTTGGCGAGTCGTCCATCGAGAAGAAACCGAGCTTTCTCGTAGTCCTCTTGCTTGATCGCCACGCGCGCTTCGGTGAGCGCAGCGTAATTCTTGGTGTAAGGGCCAAATAAGTTTAGAATTTTGATGGTCGTAGGATGCATGCTGACCACATCCAACACTGCCACGTTCTCATAGATTCCGGGTTCGGCGTAGACGTAGCCTCCCTCTCCCGGTTCCTCTCCCTTGTAATAGCTCTTGCCGAGCTCGAACTTGTAACCAGGAAACTGCTCGGAGAGATCTGTGTAGACGAACTTTTTGTGAGCCGTCTTTACATCTTTGCCAAATATGATTCGAGCGGTATGATTCTGAGTGGTGTCATTGACCGTCAATCCGGACAGCTCAGCCAGAATCTGTCGGGCCAGATAATCACCCCTACGAGCCTCGAATACGGCTTCGGTGGCCTTTACGTCATTGACACAGTACTCCACTACTCTTCCCCAGTTCGTCTCGTCTACCGGTTTATCCCAGGGAAGGTCTAACTCCATGTGAAGAATGCCGAGATCGATCTCGAATTTCTTCAAGGATTTCTTCTCGGTGGAGAAGTCCCAAATATCAGCGTAGGAGAGATTGTAAGCCTGGGCGAAGGTGGCTGCGCGGTTTCCCTCGATGATCTTGACAGTCAGACGATACAACTCTTCGTTGCTGGCACCCATAGCCGCAGCGTAGAGAATATGATTGTCAAAGCGGCGATTGTAGAACCCCACCAATTTGAACTTGAACAGTTCTGCCACATCATGCGGCTTGGGGTTGATCATTCTTGCCACGTCGGGTGATCCCTGAAACTTCCAGCACACCACGAAGAGGTTAGGATATACCTCGACATCAAAAAAGACAAGACGATCATCAGTCACTTCCACTGATCTCTCAGCGGTGAATCTTTCTTCCTTGCTCTCTTCCGTCTCTTCCGAGGCCCACTTCATGTCCTTGACGATTCGCAAACAGGCGGCAGCTTGATTAGACGAGTTGTTGGCAAACGCCATGATCTTGCTACGTAGATCAGTCACATCATACTTCATGCCTGATTCGTAGGCATCATCGAGAATCTTCTTGATGAAATCTATTGACGGCTTGGTGCCGGGATGAATCTCCTTGCGGAGATTTCGATTAATAAGTTCTCGCAGTCCTTGTTCGCTTTGAATCGTCTTGGCCTTAAGCATCGTTTCCTTTCTCTCCCGCAGCGGCAAGCCTGAACTGATCTTTGCCACTGGTACCCGATTACAACGGGACAACTTCCGTCTTAGAGAGGCATCGCCCGAGTAGGTCTTAACTTCGACTCCCTCAGCGAACACAGGAGACAGTTCCGACACATCTCCGGTGTAAATATAGTGCAGGTGGATTCCCGAACCAGAACGGCTGATCTCGGCATAAGTGGCAGGCCACTGAGAGGCCGCTTCCAGATTTCGCTCTAGAGCCTTACGACCGTTTTGACCCTTGAGATCGAAATCGATCACCACGTGATTTTCCGGGATCTTTACGTAATGAATTTTACGCGTATCAATATCTGAGAGCTTGGTTTCCACATTGGCCCACCGTTTGGTAGGCATGCCCTCAGAATTGGCCAATTGCGCCGGGCAATCAGCGTAGAAATCATCAAGCAGGGACACCTTCTCTTCTAGGACCAGAGAAAATACGGTTCGATCGTCGGTCGGGGCCTTGAACTTGTCAGCCGTAAACCCTCGGTACACACTGCGAACCAGCTCGCCATCGATTTCGACCCGGTCCTTGAACTCCTCAAAGTAATTTCGCAGTTCTTCACGCATCTTGTACTGCGGAAGAGGCCGGTTGATCCCGCTTTCCTCACAGTAGGTCTTATACAGAAAATATGCTTGCTTTAAGGTAGTGTAATCCTGGCTCTTGAAGACGTCGTAATGGGCTTCGATGAAGTTAAAGAAGACGTCGGTCTGCAACATCATCTCCATCGGGCGATAGGTATTGTAGTAATTCTTACCCATGGACAAATAAACAGAAAGACAATGGTGAGCGATAGCGCCCAGCTCAAAGCCGATCTGGGTCATGAGCGTCTGATAACGCTTGGCCCCGAACTTGATACCCGTAGGATGCACATCGATCAAGCGGCGGATAATGCCCGACTTGGCGTCAGAAATTCTCACCGGCTGGTTCGAGCCCAGGAACAACATGGCATCGATCCGGGAAGAATATGCGGGCTTGTACTTCTCGTTCATCGTCATCTGCTCATGAGCGATGATCGAATTAAGCCGAGCGTTTTCCTCGATGCGGCTCAGATCGCCATCGTGCTGAATCGCCACCAGCGGATTGGACTTGAACACTTCGGTGGCAAAGGCCGAATTGGAAGACCCCAGGGCTTTACCATCAAAGCTCGTGCAATATCCCTCGAACAGCATGTTGATGATGTTCATCACCGTCGACTTCCCGGTGCCAGGAGGCCCATAGAAGACGATGAACTTCTGGATCTTCTTGGAATCACCAGCAATAATCGAACCGATCGCCCATTCGATCTTGGCTCGTTCATCTGGCGAATAAAGCGTGGACATGAGTTCATCCCACGCGGAAATATCCCCCTCGCCGATGGCATAGGGAAGCATCTTGCTGACATAATCTGATTTCTTTATCTCCGCATTGGCGAAGGTCAGATTACGATCCAGCGGTTTACTGTTATCGGAAATATGGGCCATGAACTTTCGAAATTGAGCCCAGGAGTTGGAATGGAACGATCGCATGAATTTTACGAGATAACGCTGCCCGGTCTCCCGCTGCAGTTTTTCCTTCTCCTGGGCCAGAACTTCATCGACGAGCCGTTGCACGTCGTATTCGTCTCTCGACCACAGATTCTTTTCGGGATCCCAGATGGCATAGAATCGTCCACCCTGGACCATCAGATCCTCGGAGCGCCCAACCACAAAGTCAGGATATAGCTCCAACTGCTTGTCCTTTGCTTCCCTCGCAAGGATCTGAATGAAGTCCATCACTCTCCTTTCTGTTTATTACTCGTCGTCGGGTTTCAGTGGCTCATAACTGAATCCGCGGTTCTCTTCGCGATGGATTCCCCACCACGCTATGAGAAAGCAGACTACGGCAATCAATAACACAGCCACTGCCGCGTATAACAAAGTGTCTTTACTCATGGACCTCCGGTACATCGTCGCTGTAATATCTAAATCCCACTGTGGTTTCGGCGTGAGTACTTTCGGCTAGGTTACAGTGTTTGCACAACGACCACCATTCGCCCTTGGGCTCGAACGGATGATCGGTAGTAATAGAAGGAGTTTGATCGTGTAAGACTTCCTTAGGTCTTGCTTTTCGTGAATCTTCAATTGCCATGTCGATGCTCCGGGTGAAGTTCTTCAATGAATGAATTCATCTGATACCAGAGTTCGATACGAGTCTGATCGTCATCTGGCCAGGCCAAGGGGAAAAATCCACCTGTGCCGTCAGGCAAATATGTTCTCTCCATGGCAACCTGCATGATTTCCCCGGCTTTACGCTGCTTGGGTCTGGTAAATGGGTCTGATAGTCGGTTTAGCTCCAGGTTGGTCAAGAGCTCCCATGCCCAACCCGACGGTCGTCCTCCGGCGGCAAACCCCAATCGACGGGAAAGCCCGATCAGAACTTCCAGGAAAGACCCTGGACCCAGTTTCTCCATGTCACGATGACGAACCTGAAACTCGCGAGAAAATTCTGTCCGCAATTCCAGGCCGTCGGCAACTCGGTTGTCATCCAAGGGAACACTCCAAATAAATGGAGTATCAAACATGAAGTTGAGAAGTCCCCAATAGGTTTTTCCCTGACTTCCAGACTTATCATTGAGTTGGGGTTCCAACCAATGAAGGTATTCTTCTCTTACCTCCTCAATCGTCCTCCTGCTCATCTCTTTCCTTCATTCGCATCCTTTCCAGATTTCGGTAAGCTGGCGAATCGTGAGTGAATCCGTGAACCTCCTCGGCGAATTTGTTCGGAGATCTGATCACCTCATAGATGATCTCCACCTTGTCGTTACGAACATAGACGATGACAGGATCTCCTGAGCCATGACCGAAACGGAGCAGGTTGCCTTCGCCTATCAACTCAGCACGATCGGTGTGGCCGATGACCTCATCGCGATCATTGCAGAGAACATCATCGCCTTCGTAATAGGTCACCGTGACCATGTCATAGCCTTCAGAAGCGTCGTCATACTTCTCGTCGACATGAATGACGTAGGGAATCTCCGGGGACCGGCTCTTGCGTTCCTCATGCCAGTCCCACTCAAATTCCTCTTCGATCCCATCCTGGACGAATATGTTCTGAACTTCTGTGCTTTTGATCTCTGGCTCAACCCGAGGCGGCTGATCAGAGGGGTCATCGCTTTCGACCACTCGAGTCGGGGGCGGAACCGCCATGGGAGGCGGGGTTTCCTTCTCAGTTGGAGAATATCCCCGCTCTTTGACGATCTCCCCGACCGGACGTTTGGCTTCCTTGGCCTCAAGCGCCCGCGCCTTCTCCTGATAGTGGCGCCGCATCTCAGAAATCTCGTCGTCGGAAATCTTGGAGTACTTTGTCTCCGCTCGCGAATATGCGAACTTGTAAGCTACGAAGGCTCCCGTAGCCGCTCCTAGAAACCATCCTCCCACTGCGTAACTGATCTTGGCCCGATTGAGCGCTCGAATCGCCTGCTCGGCTAGTTCAGCCTGATCCGAGACTTCGCCCGCCACGTCAGCGGCAACGTTGATGACAGTCTCAGCGGCTTTATCCGCAGCACTCATAGATCTCCCCGCGCCTTTCGCTTGTCAATCAGATCCCAGATGGGGCCATCGACATTGAAGTCGAGAAGAATGGATCCCTCTCGACCGTTCATACCTCTGAAGAAATCGCTGCCATGTCCGTTCTCATCCCAACAACCGAAATCCACCCAGTTATCACCAGCGTGTTTCTCGTTATGTGGATCCCATACCCAGCCCACGATGGCTCCGGCTGAGGTATGTGACAATCCGATCATGGAATATACTTCATTGAGGAACAGATGGCCTCGGGAATGAAGCATGTCATTGGCCCAATTCTGCTGATCTCGCAACCACTTCCAATTTCCGTAATCGAATGCTGGAGACTGGAAGTTAGGATTCTCCTCGTCGAACCAACGAGCATAGCCCGAGGGCTCGCCCGGCTCCACAATGACGGTATCGACCGCCTTGCCGGTCTCCTCGTCGATGATGGTAACTTCCTCGGCCCCATATCGGAGCTCGCGATCGGTCTGTTCGCCATAGCGGTCGACCACTCGCTGTCGGTACATTCTGAAGGCATGGTCTACCGCGACATAGGCTGCCGTCAAAGCTGCGTTGCGATCCTTTAGGATTTGGTGAGACTTGGTCAAACAGACCAGTCCAACCCCTCCGAGAATAACCGAGGGAGCATAGAGCTTGGCGATCTTGACTAGTCCCTTGGCCTTGATGATGCGGAGATCCTCTTCCATCTCTGCTTCGCTGTACGTCGTACCTTCTCGAGCCTGGCCAGAGTCGACGTAAGCCTTGGCCTCGGCAGCCTTCTTCTTATTGGTTTCAATTTCGTCGAACACTTCTTCGAGTTGAAGGGTGGCTCGACAGGCCAGGACAGTGGAGCCCACCATGCTGACCACACCAGCGCCGAGCAAGATCGTCGGCGAATTCTTGCGAGCAACTAATACTTGCTCAGCGACCTTGCGACTGATCGCATGGGGGATGAATTTCATCTAAGCTCCTTATTGGGATTCTTGGTCTTCTTGGCCGATCTCTGAATTTTTCAGCAGAGAGTTACAGTTCAAGCATTGTGAGCGATACTTACCCACTCGAGAATATCCCTTGGTGCTACCACATTCGGTGCAGGGAAAGGGACGTGATTGGGGTTCTGGTTCTTGATTATCAGGCATCAGTTCTTCTCCGCCAGATGTAAGTGAAGGACACAGTAGATCGGATCAGAATATCCCTTGGGTTTGTCTTCTACGGAAACAATGTTCGGACATCCTGGAGCATCACAGTTACGAAACTCGTGTTTGACCACTGGCTTGCGACTTGTATACACCTTCTCTCTTGGTTGTTTCATGCTTATAGAGATTGTGGTTCAGGAAGATCTAGCAAATATCCTTTTCCGCCTTTCATAGGTCGGACCTGAGCCCCAGGAAGAGAAGTCCATCCCCACTTGTGATCGGTGTGATCACTACGAATACCAACCATGTCGTAGAGCTCAGACACCTTTACCACGCCAAACCGAGAAAGAAATTCGAACATCTGATCGAGCACTTCAGTGGCTTCGGCTCGTGAGGAAATAACAATCTCGTCAAAGTCATGTCGAACTCTGGCCTGACGAGACAGCATACGAGTTCCTGAAGAAGTTGGCGGTCGAGTCGTACTGTAGGATTGATAATTCGTACGAGGAGGGTTGTCAGAATATACCGACTGATTGCCGTAGCGTCGTGAACGTCGTCCCTCGCCATAGATCCACCGATCGAAACCGCCTTGGATTGCGTTGTAGACCACATCCCGAATCTCCGGAATGACAATTTCGGTCAAAGCGAAATCGACTGCGCTTCGAGGGTCTCCGGCGATGAAGATTTCTTTAAAACGTCGTCCAACCCCTTTTCTCCGCCGATCGGCCTCGGCAGAGGTGATGCGCTCGATCCTATCCGGCCCCACATCTTGTGGAGGCCCTTCGGATCGTGCTCGTGCCTTGGCACTGTTGGCGGGAAACTCTTGCATGTACATCCTTGGTTGAGGTGAAAGAAAAAAGAGAGTCCGTGATGGACCCTCTTTAGAGGTACTACTTGCCAGCGTCCTTCATGGCGCGTCTAGCGACTTCCTGCTTCCAGGCCGCCGAGTTGATGAGCTTGCTTGCGGCGCCGAGCAGTGCAGCTGCGACTCCGAGAGCAAGAATGGGATTCTCTTCGGCCTGTTCCTTCAGGTTGTGGATAAACTTGTCCATGGATTCCTCCTGGATAGGGTAGCTTTTCATTATAGGAGGGGTTTTTCCCGCGATCTCACCCGGACAAAAAAGAAAGCCTGTGCGAGAATGAACTCTAAGGTTACTCACAGGTGTCTATCGCATTATTTCTCCAAAGCCTTGGATCGGCGGGCAATAGCACTCTTTCATTAAAGGCTATGTTTTTCACGCGAATTACACAAAAAAGAGAACCTGCGTTTTAGACAGATTCTCCTTTGAGATTACTTCTCCTGCTTGTCGTTCTTCTTAGCTTGGCGATTGTTCCACTTCTCGGTGAGGAAGTCGGCGGTCTTGTCGACGGCGATATCGGTGAGACTGCCGCAGGCGTTACTTACGCCCCAGCCAACGATACCCGCTCCGATCTTGACGATCATGGCGTCCTTCTCGAAATTGGTGTTGTTGGCTGTGGTGTTGGTAACAACTTCGGCCGTCTTGATAGCGACGATCGACCTAGCGACCCACTTCGCAATGTTGCGAGCGGTGAAATCAGTAGGATCCAGCATAGAATTACTCCTAGTTTGGGGTTTGGTTCTCATTATAGGCGATGAAATATACGCGAGCCACGCGCTAACCCGTCCCACTGCTCGCACTCTACTGGCGCCGCCACTGGAGATAAGCCGGTCTTTCGTAGAGCTAAAACTTAGAACAACTCAAGCTGGTCATCTTGATCATCTTGATCTTCTCGAATATCCCGTTCGAGTTCTTCAGGAGTCTCAGGTTTAGGCTTCTGACTATCTCTGATAAACCTGAGATAAACCGCTGTGATTCGATCTCTCGGCCAATTGGCGACCTTTTCTTGCCAGGCCAGGCCGGGATACATCTTGGATACGTAATTTCGACGATCACGATCTTCTTTGTCTTGACTCATAATCTATCGCCAGGACCATAGAATGGCAAAGAATATAAGGCACAGCCCCACCAGCATGATGGCCAGTACCTCACCTGGGCCCAGGCAGAGTCCAAGCCATTTGCAGAGCATGGATTTGTCCTTTGAAATCGAGATTCTGAGCTGCCTCCATTGCCGTGCGGGATGAGCACCATGGCAATTGGCACTCCCTGCTGTTCTTCACAGCCAGGTCGCAGATCATCCCCTGCCCGTGGCGCCTACGTCTGGAGGGCGTACGGGTGGAGGAATGACCCCACTCAGAGTCTTTCTGAGTGGTCTTTTCCTAGAGGATATGGGGTACAAGGACGCAACTGCTTCTATCGCTGTTGTCTTTTATAGGCTAGCACTCTATGGGCTGCCGTCCTTGCCTTGCGCTTACCCCATCTCCCTAGGAGAGCTTTAACCCACCACGCTGATCTGGCGGATCACGAACGCGTTCGAGGCACTTCCATGCGCGGAGAGTTCCAACCTATCTCCCCGAGGCGTGATCCTCAATCGGGCTTGTGGGTTACTTCTGCTCTCCACGAACACTTCTCCGCTGGGATTCGTGTATACCACCACGTCCCGGCTTTCGAAGTGAATCGGAAACTGCTCGGTTCCGATGTGAGAGGCCATGCATCCTCCTACTGTGGTTTAAGCCACCACATGGGCTTGACTACCTTTTGAAGCCATAGTTTTAAATATGCAAGCCACGGGTCCGAACTATCCTACCCTGCCTGCTCTCTACCGGCGCCTGACTATTGAACGAACGAAGCCAAGAATTCAATAGTCGGTATTTTGTAGAGCGTCTTACCTCTAGTTTGGGTTTTGGTTATGCGTCAAATATGACCGTGAGACCGTATAGTTTGCTGGCTCCCGGTGTTCGACGACGAATATGAGGTCAATCAAATCCGGTTACTTAGCCTATTATTTGGTCGTTGCACGGACCCCTTAACAGGTACCAGCTTTAAAGATTTAGGCCAGCTTGAAACGACCGGCAGCTAGACCGGTCTGAAGATCGGATGAATCCATCTCTACGACTTCGGCCTGGGTGAGAGTGACCGGATTATTAGAAGTGGCTGAGGCAATCTTTTTATCTCGATCAGCCTTCGTCTCGGCTATAGATCTCTGAGCAACCGCCGGTCGGGGACCCATAGGTGTCTGAGCTCCATCAGCTTGAGCCTTCTCTGCCTGGGCTCGAATATCACCGGCAATCTTCTCAAGGTTGCTGGGAACCACACCGTTCATGAATTCGGCGGCAGCTCCGGCGTCCGTACACAGCTCGAAGAGCAGCTGGGAAAAGGCTTCGGTAGAGGCAAATTCTTCCCAGATGACCGATGACTTGCGGAAGCTGTCTCCGTCTTTTCTGCCATAGGCTCGACGAATAATATCCTTGATCTCGGTCATGATGGCTTTGCCATCTTCAGAATCGACGATACGCTGAAGCTTGGCCTGCATACCCGTAAGCGTCTCGCCATCTTTGACGTATTTCACGCCGTGTTCTTCCATCTCCATCTCGACCAGATCAGCCTTGGAAATATGAAAGTAGTGTTCCTCCGTCACCTCCTCTTCGGTGAACGGGTTCTCGTAGGTGATGGTCTTCTTGAGCAACGCGCTCCTTTCAACAAGGGAGCCTCCGTGCTCTGGATAATTGCGTCCTTTCGAAATATAAGGCCATAGCCGGTCGCTGGGATTGCGCCAACTTGTTACATAGCGGTAGCGAACCGTACCGGCATTATGGCCCAGGGGTTACTTGTTCAGCAGCTTCGGCTTGCGCTCAAACCACCATGCGAGTCCGAAGGCACCGAGGGTGGTAGCGAGGATGATGAAAAACGGCTTCATGGCATCGACGGGGACGGCTCAGGGGTTGATGGCGATGACGAAGGCGGTGACGGCTTCTCAGGCGCGCTCTTGCCCAGAAAATCGTCGATGATGTCACTGAGCATGTAGCCAACGGCTACTCCGAGCAGGAACTTGGTCATCGATTTCCCCCATTGGGATCGACCGTTTGGGCGGCCTTGGCCGCTGCCGTCGCTGCCTCGGCCCGCAGGGTCTTGCTGCCAAAGCGGTTGAGCGTGAACAGGAGGCCTACTCCGACCACCAAGCCTCCCAGCGCGCTCTGCTTGAAGACCTTCTTGCCGTGCTCGGTGATGATGAGACGCGCGATCTCGTCCTCTCCCAGCGGTGTGGTGAAACCCTCACCAGTCTTAAGGGTCTTGAAACCCAACAATGTACTCTCCTTTGTTTTATATGACGATGTTCAGACGGTCAGGACTTGACGCAACCGGCTCTGAAACGGAGCACGCCGACGACGAACATGCTCGCGCCCAGCCCCATGAAGGTGGTCCCCCACGCCAGGTTTTCTTTGGCGAGCATCTCGGGCGTCTTGTTGATGGTGGTTCGGTTGATCACCGGGGGCTTGACGGCCGCCTTCTCGAGCAGCTCGTTGTACCTCTCGACTGCGATCTTGACGGTACCGTCGCTTGCCGTCTTGATGGTCTGGACGTTCTCACTGGATTCGGCCATTGTACTCTCCTTGTTGTTATGAATATAAATCAACGGAGCCCCCGATCCAGTACCGGGCCCTTAGGCAGACCGGCTACTGAACCGAGGGCTGTGATCCGTCGAGGCCGGTTCCCATCCGACCATCCCTCCTGAGGGATACTTGAAATATGTGGTCCGCGCTGAGGGAGAGGCATCAAAGTCCTTATGCCGACCACTCTCGATAGCCTCTTGCCTATTACCGTTGATTAGATAATAGGTCTATCGAGTACTACTTCAGAACTACTTCTGCTTGGCCCACTTCTCCATCATCTGGAGCAAGGCGTCGGCCAGACGTTGCTTTCGATTCCTCTTACGACGAAGAAATGGGATGCGCATCTTGGGGTCTCCTTATTCTGGATCAAGAAAATATGACTGACTTAACGAGAGGGATGGATCGCCGTATTCATTAGTGATCACAAACTGCGCTTCGTCGAATTTCTTTAAGATCCGATTTCGTTTCTGACTATTCCGCATTCGACGTCTATACAACGACGATCGTTTAGGATAGTCCTGTGTTACTTGATGATTCTCTGCTATTTCCATCGGCCGAGAAACTTCAGACCGACCCCTCCGATGATGCCACTGGCGATGAGCATAAATATGCTGATACCAGGGCATCAACCGGAGCTCGGGTGCTTCAAGTCGATCTAGTAGTGCTTTGGGATGTAGTCCGGCTTGGGGAGTACCTGGAAGTCGATTGACAGACAAGGTCTTCCGTCTGGAGATGTAACCGTATCGTACTTGAGCTCCAGAAGCTCATCGGTGTTCCACCCCATATCGTCGGTCCATGAGGTGGCGGGCATTCCGAGACGCTCGTAGAAGGCGGTAGCATTGACCCAACCTCGATCGTTGAGGATCTCGGCGTTGGTGTCGTTGACTGCCTTCTTGATCTTCTCCATGGTGCTATGGAAATATCGTCCGGTCGGCTCATCAAAACAGAGAACCTCTCCCTCGACCACGACGATTTTCTGATAGCCGTCGGTTCGATTCACCCGATCCTGAGAAATCTCCGCCTCGATGGATTGCTTCTTCGGACCGGTGAGCTTCTCGGAGACCTTCTCCTTGTACTCCGAGAGATTGCGTTCAGCCAGACCATAGGCCGCCGCCAAAGCTGCCGCTTTCTGAGCCGACATGCGATGGGAGAATATGATGGCACTGATCGTGAGACCTCCGGTGACGACAGGAGGCACGAACTGCGGCCAGACCAGCTTGATCTTCTGAGACGGGCTGAGTCCCATGGTGGCATTGCTTTCACCATCGATGACGTCGGTCACGCCTTCGGGATGAATATGCTCGAGCTCCTTCTCGCGGATGATCTCCGCGGCTTTAAAGCCAGCTCGGCCGGTGAGGACTGCGGTGGCAACTGTGCCAACAACACCTCCCGCGGTGAGCAGAACGGTCGCGTTCTCAGAAACGAACTGGGCGCCCTTCTGCTTTACTGCATCAAGAAACTGCACTCTCCTAGGCCTTTCTCGAACTTGGGTGGACGAAAAGAAAAAGAGATTCCGAATCAACGGATCTCTCTTCATTATAGGGGATGTTTTTCCCGCGAATTTTCAGCGGTCGTTCTTCCGATGGATTTCGAGCCTCTCGCCAGGCTTGAATCGGCATCGCCCTAATTTTCCCTCCAAGGTGGTAAGGCCTATCTCACTGGGGGTAACCCATCTCACAGACACCACGTCGGTGACTGCGAAAACGACCTCCTCGGTTTCCTCATCGACAAATATGAGTTCGAAGGTCATCGAGACTTTCCGCGAAGAATGGCGGCGAGAGCCAGTAGTTTCTGAGCTTGGTCCTCGCATGACTGAGCAATCTGATCAGCGGTCATCGTCGCATCTCCCGGCAGAATATCCAGATGAGCCAGAGCCCCCCTGTGACAACTGTCAACATGACGTCGAACACAAAGGAAAAGAAGCCATAGCGCTTTCGCGGCTCTCCGAAGTAGACATGGCGAGAATATGTCTGATTGTCACGAAAGAACTCACGCATTGTCGTCACGCTCATTGTACTTGTTCTGGATCTCAATCAGCTTGGCCGACATGCTGTCGAGAATAACTTGATCGAACTCGCTGAGCTCGATACGATTATCATCCACGATTTGCAAAAGCCGATTGCGCTGTCTGATCGTCTCTTCGAGAGCGGTAGCCAGATCCTCTCGATGTTCAATTACGATATCAATGCTTTTGAGCAGTCGCTTGACCTGAACTATCGATACAATGTTGGTGGCGAAGAGACCAGCAATGATGGCGTAAAAGTAAATATCACTATTGAGAAATTTACGCATCCCGCTTTATCCCCTTGGCTGTGGGGTGAAACTTTAAAGCGCGCCTCTCGGCGAGTTCTCGGGTGACGGCCCGGACTTTGACGGTTCGAGTCATCCCGTTCTCATACTCCACGGTGACGTGATACAAGCGCTTCGACTTCTTGGTCTGCACGGCAGGCTCTTTCTGTTGAGGGTAAATATGACTTACGGAAGAAGATCTCTCAGAGCAGCGTAAGCTTCTCGTTGATTTGGAGTGAGCGAGAACTCAGCATACTCATTTGCGAGTTCTTTGATTTCCTGACGTTCTTCGGGGGTGAACTGTTCACGCAAAGTGCTCGCCATGCGACGAGCATCGTTGTGAATCGTCATGATCACTGTGTAATGGATGAGAGCTTTGTCTCGTGACTTCATCAGATTCCTTTCTGAGAAAAAAGAGAGAGAAGGGAATCTATCCAATTCAATGGCGTATTCCTTTGCAAGCCAACAGTCAGTTGGCTCTTCTCTCTCACTATACGGCGTGTTTTCCCCGCGTGACTATGCGGTCACTACATCCGGCTTCCTGGCCACCCAGGTCGAGCTGATGAGATAGAGCCCAGCCAGGGTCGACAAGAACAGACCCCAACCCGGCTGAACCAGATCGTTGACTCCCGCCTCACTGAGATGGAACCAGACATAGGCCACTTGAGACAGGACTACGAGACCGACGAAGATCGAGACGATCCTCATGTAGAGACCGGAGACGGCGGACGCGATGACGAGTCCGATGCCTGTGAATATGGCGACCGCCACCTCGGTGAAGTTCATCGGCCCGGCGCTGATGACTCCGAGAAAGCTGATCCAGGGGCCAAGGGCACCAAAGATAAGCGCGATAGCGCCAATGGTGAGCGCGGTGGGACGGTTGAGCTTGGTAGTCATGATGACTCCTTTATGGATTGTGGATAAAAAAGAGAGACCCATCTCCTCCTGCTGTCGTAGCATGGCTTCGTTGGCAGGTCGCGTAGCATAGCTTCGCTGTGGAGATAGGTCTCAAAATATAAAGAAACCCCAGCACATTGCTCTACCTGGGCGCAATGCACTAGATAGAGTTAGGTGGGCACTCGAGGTACTTTTTACACCGTAGCCTGAGCGCAATGCATCAGACTAACTGCTGGGGTTTCATTATACCACGGGTTTTCTACGCGAATACGGAATTCGGCAAAGCCGCAAACCGTTCTTGTAACCCGTGAATATCCTGAGCAATCTCACGAGCGTTTTTGCCAACAACGGCTGCAGCTCGATTGATGCTCGGATAAGGTTCGCCAGTCAGCTTGTCCAAAACAGGAATTGGCTCACGACAAGCTCTTTTTACGAGGGCTATCTGGGTGATCTTGGGCTTCCAGATAATCAACGCCGTATTCTTTGCTTTCTGCTGTATCTCAAGCGGCAAACCGTTGAGACGAAGTAGAATGGTGGTCGCAGTGACAGAAGAGCCCACCGCGAGACATCCTGCGCCGACGAGATACACCTTCTTGTTCTCCTGCAGATGCTGCTTAACCCGCTCGATCTTGGTACGATCGTCCTGCTTTTCTCCTTCCTGACTCATAGTCCCTTCCTTGGGTTGAACACTGATTTACAAATATGAGCGATGGTGACAGCGGTGATGATCTTTATCACTGCGTCCGTCGTCTTGTCAATCACTCGTTCCACGTCTTCGGTGGGGATGTTGATGTTGATGTTTACATCATCTTCGATCTTGTGCTTCACGACTCTCCTTGTCGCCCGAGGGAAAAAATGAAAGAGATCACAATTTCGAATATGCGATTACAGGAGCCTTTCTCCTTCTCTTTCATTATAGGGGCGGTTTTTCACGCGAATTATTCACCCTCAATATCTGCTTTGATATCCGGCAATTCCTTCGGGCGTTCTCGTCTTTCTGAGGTGACGATCACGGTTATGGTGGGCAATTCCCACCGGCGTTCGGCCAGAGGATCGATCTGCATCTGGCGAAGATCCTCAGGCGTTAAAGAGAACTCGTATACTTCAGGCGTGATGACCTTGTCTCTGTCGGCCAGCACCGAGTTGAACTTCATCGCCTTGTAGGTAACCGCCGATCCAACCATGGCTCCAAATATCCCGGTGGCGGCGTAAGGATGATCGGTAGCGAATCTGATCGAACGAGACAGCAGAAGCAACCAGTTTATCTGGTTCATCTGCTCTTTCATCTGATCTTGCTCCATCTAGCCAACCTCCTTGCTGGCCTGTATCGAAGCGCTTACACCAATGATTCTGCAGAGAAGATTGATCGAATCGTGAGAATGCAGCGGCTCGTAATGCGGATTGAGCTTGTCTTGCTTTACCAGATCAACGATGCCCTGAATATCCGTACGCCATTGAGAAGACGTATAGTAATCGGCCAGCCCGCGATCCGTACGCTTAAGCGTGTCAAGGAACTTATCCTCGGCAATCTCCTTAATACGATTTGCCCATTCCGAGGTAATTTCCATAGTCGCCCCTGTGCCCTTCTGAACGAAGGGCGAATTGTCGACGTACTGCATAGCGTCGTTGTAGATTCGAGCAACCACGATCTCCTTGAGGGCATCCTGACCATAGATCAGGACAGCATAACCCAAGGGCAGATTCCAGATCTTCTCCGGACGACCATGATGAACGCCCTGAGTGAGGCAGTTGTAGCCCCACTCGATTTCCTTCTGAGACTTCTGAGGACCCTTTACCTTGATGAACTTCACCATATTCTCAGCCTCGTATTCCGAGACATCAAGTTCTTTGGCGATTTCACTGATAGAACGGTCTTCGCCTATCATCTGACGAGTTCGAGCTAGTTTCTCTTGGGTGTTCATTACTCTCCTCTATACGCTTGATCTTTTGCTCCCAGAATGTCCAGTCCCGCCACCGCTGTTCTAGCAAATATAGCCGTTCTGGAGTCAACCACGGAGCAATCAACTTCATTGATCTCCAAGTCCGGTATCGCGCAGAATTTTTCGCGAGATTTCCTTCGGATCAGTCAACCCTTGCCATTCTGTTCCTTCGCGGATGGCAAACAGGACGTCAATCACGGCCAGATTGTATCCGACAAACTTAGCCTGATCCTCCGGAGAAATCTCTAGGTCGCCAGGCACAGGCTCAGCAATCTGCATGAAAGTATCTTGAAGCTCTTTGAGTCGAGCTTTTTCGGTTTCGGTGATCATTGCTCTCCTAAATATAGTGATTAATCGTCGATAACCAGAGGGTCAAACCATCGACCATCTAGATCATGACGAAACCCTGCCTCAAGCATACGTTGTTCGATAATCTCCGGATGCTCGGCCTCCATGTGCCGCACCTCTTCGTGCGTATTGTTGGCAACTGCTCCACAATATGGGCAATGCCTCACACAATAAGGTCCGGAGCTCATGGGGTAATCCTCGTCATACACAGACTGATTCCACTCTGGGTACTCATGTAGCGCGCATCAGGCCAGATTCCCTTGCGATGAAGATCCAGCCGGTCGGCGTCCCAACAGGTGGCGATAGTGGGATTGATCGCTCTTTGACCAGAGCTATGCTCCACACAGGCCTCGAACAGTAGTTCTATTTGCTCATCGAAAATATAGCGATGGAGATGCTCTTGCGTCTTGTAGAAGCGTTCCCACAATCGATACCCTCGATTTCCATGATCAGGATCTTTACCATCGTTTACCCGCATGGAGTCGTGAAATAAAGCGTACAACGCCACAACTTCCATGTCGGCGCCGGTTTCATACCCGTTTAGCATCTGAGCGTTCTGCCAGACCCTAAACCAATGGTCAAGACCATGGAGTCGACTCTGGAGAACGTTCAGGGTTATAGACTCGCCCAAGACAAAGGGAACGCAATGACTGGCGAGCATGGTTACTCCTGCGGGTTGGCCGTTGATTATAAACTTTCCTTTGCTTTCTTGCGCTTTCGTCTCTTGTAGGCACGATCCACGGTTCGTCTAGCGCAGATATCGCTACAGTACTGTGCATCGTTTCGAGGCTTTCTTGTTTTCGAGAGAGGCTCTTGGAATAGAAATTCCTTTTGACAGGTTTCGTCAGCACATCGCTTGATCTCGACATCAAGTAAAGTCAAGATCGCATCTGTGAGAGTGCTGGTTTGAGTATAGGAAAGGGCAGTCTGAACTACTACGTCGGGTACATCTTGGTTCATCACGACTGCAAATATGCGATGTCGCGAGCCTGCTTGAGATCGCGAGCCTGCTCGATGGTCAGACCAAGAAGCTCGGTCTTGGTGAAGCTCAGCTCGTCGCTGAACCACGGGAAGACAAACTTCTCAGAGCCGTCTTCCATAGTGGCGATGGCCTCCTTGTCACCGTAGCGGTGATTGGAGTCTTGAAAGATTACTGACTTGATGCGCATAACTCTCCTAGTTTGGGTTGCCGAACAGTTCTTCCAGACGTGTAGCCAGATACTCCTGTCGAACTTCGTGATGAACGTCTTTCAACTCTTCAAGAATATCGTGAGCAATCTGCTGATACTCCTGGCTGCTCGTAGTCTCGACGGGGAACCAGCGGTTAAGCTTCGGGTAAGGCCCTTCGCTTCTAAGGGCGTTTTCCCGCTTGAGTCGTCCGAGCATGGTGGTGATCTGGAGTGGCGGGCCCTCGAAAGAAATCCCAGCAATGATCTCAGATCGAGCGGCTCCAGGATTGGCACGGACATATTCTATGATTTGATGTGTAAGAGTGTTGTTGGTTTGTGACACAAAGTCTCTCAGGTTGTGGGGTCTCAGAAAAAATGAGAACCCACGAATGGATTCTCATTGAAATACTACGACTTGTTGAGCTTGGCGGTCTCGAGGTTGAGCTTGGCGGTCTCGAGCTGCATCTGGTTCACCTTGAGGCCTGCGTACACGGACGCGCCGGTCAGAGCCACGGGAATGACGATCCACGCGGTCATGATGGCGGCATCCTTGATGCGCTGCTTCTTGGTGGGCTTGGGCGGCTCGACGACCTTGGGGGTCTCGGGCTCGGACATGCAACACTCCTTTTGTAGTGGTTTCATTATGAACTGTGAAATATCCGCGAAAGAAAAGAGAGAGCCACCTACCAACGACTTATAGAAGTTGGGATCCGACCCCCTTAAAGGGGATCTCGTCAAGGCGACTTAGAGAAGCCTAGATGACTCTCTCACTATAAAGCGTGAATATGGCGCGAATTATATGGTGATACGTTCGAAGTGCAACCCATTCGCATGCGGGTATTTACCGTTCAGATGCTGTGAAAGGTTAGTTTCCGAGATGCCCTTCGCCAAAGCGGCCTCTGCTTGGCTGCTCCACTTCTCCAGAGTTTCGAGACATCGTACTGGATTAGCCGGGTAATTGCGCTGGTTCAAATACTTGATGACCACGTCGACATTCTTTGACTTATTGACTATCAGACCAATGTTGTCAGTACCATTGAACGTCTGAATTACATTGGGGCTTGACACCCCGCGCAGCAAATATCCCGCGGTAAGACATCCTGCACCAACCAAGTAAACCTTCTTGTTGTCCTTCAAATGCTGCTTGATCTTCTGATAACGCGTAGACTCTTCCATGATTTCCTTTAGTTCGTTTGAATAAAAAAGGAAAGCCCCTTTTCGGGGCTCGCCTTTAGGCGTAGATCTGAACGACGCCGGGGACGAGGGTGGTCTCAGCCAGCTTGGCCTGGGACTTGGTGATCATTCGCTCGTACTTGTACACCGCACGGATAGTGCGGAGAACGTTGACGTTTGCGTTGATCTCGGTCTTAACGGCCTTGATGGGATGGAACATAATGGTCTCCTTTGGTGGTTTAGGTCTTCATTATGTACCATGTTTTTCACGCGAAAAAGGAAAGCCCGTGCGGACTCTCCTTAGAAATTACTTCACCTGGTTGGAAGCTGCCTTGAGGGTTTCGAGGACGATCCTCTTGTCGAGCATCTTGTACGAGATGAATGAGTTGGCGACTGCGGTAGCACAGTAGATGGAAAAGCATCCGAGTACTAGCTTTTGGCTGCCAGTCATCATCATGATACGAGACCTCCTAAGAGGCTCACGGGTTTCGTTTGACTCGGGCATAACTCTCCTAGAGTTGATAGTGGTTTCATTATAGCCTGTGAAAAGTATGCGAAAAACTGAAAGCCCGGGTTAGGGGCTCTCAGTTTGATTAGCTGCTCTTCTTCGAAAGCAGATGATCGGCGATGACGATTGAACTCGTTGCCAGCGTAAGCCACGCACTGGCCCGAGTGGCCCGATGGGCGTGGGGGGCGGTGACGTGGATGACGGCGGCGAGCTTGTTCTTCATGGCAAATCTCCTTCTGATAAGAGGGTTTACTTTTCATTAGAAGCTATGAAATATCCGCGAAAAACCTAGAGACCGGGTTAGGGTCTCAGGGTTTTGAACTAGAACTTACGGGCGATGATGACTTGGGAGTTCGGCTCGAGTGCGGCCAGAGCATCGACATGTTCCTGGATGCGGCGCTGACGCTCCTGCTCTTCCCCAGCTGCAGCGAATGCAGTGAGGGTGAACAGAGCGGCGCCACCCAGGGCCTTGCCGGTGTTGCGGGCGTACTTCTTGGCGGTTTCCTTGGTCATGGTTTTTCTCCTTTTGAGTTTGATTTAGTTCTCATTATAAGACATGAAAATTACGCGAAAAAAGAAAGAAAGAGAATCCGATGCGGACTCCCTTCTTGATTTAGACCTGCGAGGTGTACTGGTGACCAACGTCTTGTAGACTGGCGTACACGTCCATTGCAAATATGCTTCCCATCGCGAGGATGGTGAGCAGGATTACAACGAACATGAGGCGTCCGAGGGACAGGGTCATGAGGTATCTCCTTGTTTAGGTTTGGTTTCATTATACTCCATGAAATATGCGCGAAAAAGGAAAGCCCGTGCGGACTCTCCTGTTGAGGTTACTTCTTGGGGTTAATGTTCTCGACAGCGCGCCTGGCGGAAGTGAGAGCGATCTGCTCCTCGAGGTACATGATGCGGGCATTGACCTTGTTGGTGTGGCTCTCGCTAGCGGCAGGGCTAGCGGAAAGCTGCCAACGAGTCATTTCGGCATTCAGGTACTCGAGGATGGCATCAAGCTTCTCAACTTCTGTAATAGGCTTACGGGTCTTGAAAAACATGTTGACTCCTTGATAGTGGTTTCACTATAATCCATGAAATATGCGCGAAAAAGGAAAGCCTGGGTAGGCTCTCCTGTGAAACTAATTGTTCTGCTGGGAAACGTCGGCTTCGAACTTGCGCTTATTTCGGCGGTCCAGATAGTTGACGAATCCGATACCCACGACGATCAGAGTAGCGTTGAGGGCAACGTACTGAACGGGGTGACTACGAATCCAGTCGTACTGGACCTCCTGAGACTTGCGGTAAAGCTTGAACATTGGAGTTCTCCAGTGTAGAGGTTTGGTTTCATTATAACCCATGAAATATGCGCGTAAAAAAAGAGAAGCCGGGTTAGGACTCCTCTCTAACGATCTAATCGATGGGAATCAGGTCGTAGTGAAATCGCGGAAAGCCGATACGTCTCATCTGGAAACGATAACGACCGGGCGGCACGGTGCGGAAATCTCCGTCCTGACACATGTTCATGAAAGTTCCGTGAAGAATCTTTTCTTTTTGTGTCGGGTCAGAGGTGACATAGGCAACGTGGGCCACATCGTCGTCGTTTATAGTGACGAGAATATAGGGTTTTGACGATTTTCGAAACATGATGTTCCTTTCGGGTAGGTGTCATTATAAGCTGTGAAATGTTCGCGAAAAAAGAAAGTCCCGGATTGAGACTCTCTTTTTGACTACTTACACGACAGGACTCGCTTCGTTGAGGACGAAGATGTTGAGGCGATCAGAAGTCCACTTGAGAGCATCTCCTGGATTGTCCAGCAGCTTCTGGAGATTCTCAGGGCTGACCGAGAGGAACAGATCGCTGGTGTTGTTGGACATCAGGCGATGTGCTCCTACGGCTCCTGCAATAACTCCAGCACCGTAGACGATGACAGTGTGATGCTTCCGATAGAACTTCTTAGCACGTTGGTACTTGTCGTTCACGAAATACTCCTTTGAGTAGTAGGTTGTCACTATACCCCATGAAATATGTGCGAAGACAAAAAGAGAAGCCGCGTTAGGGCTCCTCTCTTTGAGACTACTTCACCATGTAGATGGCGTAGCCGTGTCCAACGACTTTGACACTCATCTCGAACAGGTCATCGTGGTCAATGATCCTGTGGTTTGTGGTATCGGTGGGGCCATCGATCTCGAAGACGAACCAGGTATGTTCTTCTTCAATCTCGGGACGGACGCCACCGTTCAGAACCTGGATCAAATCCAGAGTGTTCTGTTCGATGGGAATGGCGTATGTGGACACGAAAATCCTCCTTTGGTTAGGTGTGGTTTCACTATAAACCATGAAATATACGCGCCAGTATTTACAGTAAATGCGAGTCAGTATCTGGACTTTTCACCAAAATTACCCCCCGGGAATTTTTTGATAGTGAAAAAAAGAGAGGCTGTGTTTTTCACACGAACCTCTCTCTTCGATAACTTATTTCAGGATTTGGCGTTACGATCGAGGCTTCATCACGAAGCCAAGCGCGGATCTGCTTCTGATCACATGTTCGCGCTCGTAGCGGGCCAACCAGAGGATCCCGAAGATATTGGCGGCGACGACAAGCACGGTGTCCGGGCTGATCTGCTTGCTGAATCCGAATCGTCGTTCATCCGCCAGTTCCTGCTCTTGTTTTTTCAGTTTGGCGGTCTGTTCGACTTCTTCGATCTTCAGTTTGTGCAGCTCGGAAATATGCTTGACAATCGATGCGTATTCCTCGGAGGTCTTCGCATGGTTTGGCAGCTCTTTGAGGGCGGCTTGGATCTCAGCATCGAGCTTGGTCTCGATTTGAGTCTTGATAAACAATTACTCTCCTTTGATAGGGTTGTCATTATAGGCTGTGTATCAGCCGCGAAACCCTATAACCCAGGTAGCCAGGCAATGAGGAAGATGGTCACCACCGCAAATATGCCGATGATGCAGATGACCAAGATCCCTAACCTATTCACGTACCACCTTGAACGTCACTTCGTCTTTCTTCTCAAGCAATTCTGGATCGTCGTTGAGTTCTAAAGAGAATATCTTCTTATCCCCTACCTCTTTTACAACAAGGTCTCCTCCTGTAGCATCCTTTTGGTATTTGCTGGAGGACAACTGCAAAAGCACTCCGATAAAGGTATCCACCGCTACAATGGTTCCCACGACTTGTTCCGCCGCCGGTAGGCCCCAAATCCCTGCCAAGGTGAAATATAACGTTCCCACCGCTGGGAGGGCAATCTGAGCCAGAAACTTGAGTCGATCATAAAGAGTATTGCTCATTCCTTGAAACATACGTAGAGGGTCTCCTGGCCTCCTGGGTGATTGATGATGAGACGACCAAATACAAATCCGGCCGGACAAGTAGTACCCCCAGGTTCACCCTTAGGCCCCGCTGGACCCGGCTCGCCTTTCTCGCCTTTCTCGCCTTTCTCTCCTTTCTCTCCTTGTTCGCCTTTGGGACCCGGTGGCCCGGCTGGGCCTGGTGGTCCTGGCTCCCCATTTTTGATAGTGATGGTCCTTGTCGGCCCTTCATCGGTTTGGGATACAGCTTGGCTGGCGAAAAATCCTGCGGCCCCTGTGAGTGCCAGTCCGCTGGCGAGCATTAACGCTGTGATTCGGCTACTCATCAGCCTCTCCATACTTTAGTCGTAGTTCTCGGAGCTCCTTTGAGAGTTTCTCGGTAGTACGTTCTTCTTCCAGTAGTCGTTCGTGGCACTTACGACTGGCTTCTTCAGCTGCGTTCTTACGGGTTGAAATATGACTTAGGACGGCCATGGCAATCCCCATAAGGGAGCAACCCGCCGCAATGATCCCGAATATTGTGGGTTCTGCGATTGCCAACACCATCATTCACGTTCCCGCCTCCGGGTTAATAACCGCGATCGTTGGGTATTCCCGTTCTCCGCTCTTGTCTTGTGATCGAATATACTCAGTAACTCTAGACTTGGTAATCAGTCCAGTGATGCCCTTGAGCTCAATTACGTCTCCCAGCCCGTAGTTCACTCCGTACTTGTAGTCGTTGTTAGGCGACGTCTGACCGTCGATGGCTCGAATATAATTGTGATTGGCCAGAGCGTCCTTGGCGTTTTGGTCAATAAAGGCTAGGATCTCGTCGGGACCGACAACATACTCTGTCCATCTTTGAAGAACCCCTCCATATATTGTAACTTTTCGACCCACCGGCTCACCCTCAGCATCGGTTACCATCACCCGTCTCGCAAACCCCTCGGGCTTGGGAAGCGTAGGTTCAGCGTATCGAGTATATAGCTTTCCCTTGTACCACACATAGATGACGTTCTTGTAGTCCGCATTGGATCGAATCTCTTTGAGATCCGACAGTGAATCCATGTCAGGCACCAAGCGAACCAGAGGATATGCGCTGCCCGTGGTGTGATCCACGCCTTTATAAGTCTTGAACTTTAGGACATAGCCCTCATCGATGGTAGCCGAGTCCAAATATAACGAGAGCCCAACTCCCTCCTGCTGAGCCAGATGGACTATGCCGTCATACAACGGCCCGGTGGGAATCGTGAGTCGTTTGGCGGTTCCCGAAGTATCGGTATCACCCAGTTCAAGATGCTCGATCGTTTCATAAGGCCAGTCAAGGTTGACCACGTTCTGAAAATCAGTGTACCCGGTACCAGTCATGGGCACCGGATGAATAACCATCTTGTCGACTACATAAGATATGAATTCGCCCGGCTTCTTGGCGTTTGGTTGATCAAGCGTAAAGTCTACAATCTTTGGAGAATTTTCGTCACTGGGATTGTAGTCAGGATTCTTAAACCATACAAGCCGATTATTGAGAAATTCTATCAGCGACGAGCCTAGAATCGTCATCAGCCGTTCCTCAATCGACTGAGTATGCAAATACATGACCTCTTTGGTCCCCCGCAAGGCCAGAAACGTACCTGGAGTCAACTTTTCGATGTTACTTGGCGTAGCAGGCACCACCAGTTGTACATCTCCTGCTGAATAATATCGTTCTGTCCAGATGGCGGAGACAAATTCGTCAATAACGTCCTTGGGGAGAAAGGTGTCGGTGAGAGTATAGAGATCCACTACAACCCACCGAACCGGTTGTAATAGGCCATGACCCAATTTTGCCCCGTCTCAGCTGCTGCTACCGACAGCAGATTAGTCCCCGGACGAATCTCGGGCCACACCGAATCCGCCGTCATCTTCGACAATACGTTCGTGACCGCGCCATCCTCTCGAGATACTACCTGGGCCCGCTTTTCGTTTCTCACGGAGCTGAGCTTGAAATATCTCGTCGCATCGACCAATACGCCTTCCACCTCAAAGTGTTGAGGATCTTCGGGAGCCTTGGTCTGGATAGTAATATCCCCGGTATAGGTCGGCTTGGCCACTGATCCATCGACTCGAAGCTCAAATCCGGTGGATACAGTTCCGACATACTCAAACTCCAACTCAGAGGTGCCATCGTCGACCACGCCTTCATAGAGAGTAGCATCGATGTCGATGAAATCCGGACGATGACACAGGATGGAGATTTGGATCTCCGGGTCCTCTGAGAATATGTTCGGCTCGAAACTCTCGACCACGCCTTCGATGTCGACCGTAGGCAAGTCTTCACTGAAGAACCGAAGTTTGGTCCACGCCTCGGGAAGAAAATATGCATACAACTGATGACGAAGATTGGTCATGGTCTGATCGACCCAGTTCGGGTTTAACCCAAGATTTAAGACGATGTTTCGTTTACCGATAGAGCTGCCTTGAAACAGTTCTCCACGTCCCGAGGCGAAGGCGGTAGAGGCCAGTTCGGCCTTGACCGGTCCCAATCCGTCGATCGTACGAAGTTGCACTGGGTCATCGTTCGGCATGAAACCGCCCAGCGGGAGCTCTGGCGCGGACGGATTCGAGCTAAACACTTCCAACCTTCTTAGCACGCTCAGACCTCCTTTCGGAATATGAGTACCTCAGCCAGGCCCCGCAAGGCGATTTCCCACACATTCCTCGAGGGAGTATGTAGTCCTCACGAGACCTGGCCAAGCTTCCTCAGCCGGGCCCTGGATGACGCGAAGGCAGAGTCGCGGGCGGGCGCAACCCTACCTTTTCCAGGACCCGGCCAAGTTGATGGCGCGGAGCCCAGAGCTTTGACACCCTGGGCCCCGCGTACGGGCTAGGACACAAGCCCCAGCGCCGACTTGACTTGCGCCAGTTGATTCTTGGTTTGACGGTAGATCTCCACATCCGACAACTTCTCCGGAGAGTAGTTGTTCTGCGTGTATTCGAAGGTGGGACCCGCTTGGCCACCTTGGGTGGTTGCAGTCGTTTCCACCCTCGCCTTCTCGGCAGATATAGTGGCTGCTTGCCCAAATGAAGCAGCTGCGGTTATCGGAGTAACGTTGGTGAGACCGTCTAGATTCTTTGCTTCTCTTTGAACCTTGGAGAGATCGAGCACCGGAGTGATGACCGGATCAACCTCGATGTCATCGGTGATAGCGCTGGATATGGCTGACAGGGTGTCTTTGCCGAGCTGTGCGGCCGCAACAGCCGCATCCGAGGAATCCAGCCCTCGAGCCAGACCCTGAGATATGAACTTGCCGATCTCGGCAAACACCTCGGACGGCGACTTGATCTTCAGTTGCCGCTTGATGGAACGCACCATCATGTCGGCAAGATTGTCCATCTCCTTCTGAAGATCGGCTCGCTTCGCCTTCAGACCGTCGACCAGACCCTGAGCTGCTTGAATACCTGCCGCGTAAAGTTCCTTCACGGCTTGGTTTGAGATATTTGTGGCCTGAGCCAACATCTCAGAATTCAGCTTGTTGATCTCGTCGACCCCACTCTTACCCGAGGCGAGAAGTTGCTCGGCAAATTCTTGCCCAGATGTGCCCTTCTCCAAGAGCTTCTTGTAGGTTGTATCGTCCAACCCAAGATCTCGTAGCCTTTGCAGAGTCTCATTGTACTTTATAGTGGCGTTAATCTGTTCTTGCAGGGCCTTCTTGTACAAGGCAACCTGGTCGATCCTCCGCCGAGCCTCTGCCTTCTTTCGAATTTCGTCGAGCTTCTCTTGACGCGCTGTTTCAGTAAGCTCGGCTTCAGCTACTGCGTCGTCTACAAGACGATCAATATCCGGCGTACCTGAATACTGATCAAACCTGGACTTACCGTAAGACTCGGCTTCCCCCTTCAGCCTGTCTAGCTCCTGCTGAGCTGCTTCCAGCTTCTTGGTGACCTTCTCGTAGTCCTTAGAGAGTCCTATGAGTTCCTGCTTCTCTTCTTTGAGCCCTCGATTGAGAACTCGACGAGCCTCGGACAATTTGTTAAGATTTGCTGTATTCTGACGAATCGAGGCCTGAAGCTCTGCGATCAGTTTCGGATCGCGCTCTTCACCTCGCTTTTTCAGTTCTTCCTCGAGCTGCTCCTTGTCGGACTTGACTTGGTCTCGAGTCGTCTTGATATCCTGGTTAAGCCGATCTCTCAAACTGGCGAAGGCACTACGAATATCGGACGCAGATCCGTGAATTCCTTGAGCAAACCCTCTTCCCACTTCTTTGCCGATCTCACGCATGACCTCGGAGGGCGAGTGAACTCCGAGAATATCCTTGATCTGCTTGATCATTCCCACGGCCGACTGCTCGCCTGACTTTTGAACCATCTTAGCGTTGTCATCGACGCCCTTGGCAAAGCCCTGCATGGTGAACTTGCCGATCTCCATGAACACCGAGGAGGGTGAATGAATGCCAAGAATCTTCTTGGCCCAGCCCGGAAGCTTTCCGAACACGGCATCGAGAACTCTCTTCAAAAGTCCGCTGAGCTTTCCGAACTGATCGACAAGCCCGTCAATGATGGCGTCAGCCACTCCGGCCCCTGCCGAGAACAAATCGTCGAAATTATCCCGAATAGATTTCTCAAGACCGTTGAGGAACCTGATGATGGCCCTGAACCCGACATTGGCCAGCCCTGAGAGACCATCGGCAATGCCGTTCAGGAACTTGCGTGCGACTTCAAGTCCCTTCTGAACCAGTCTCGGAATTGCATCCCCGATACCATCCATGAACTTGAGAATAAGATTGGTACCAGCGGCGATAATCCTGGGGACCTGAGTCGCAATCGAATTGATGAACTTGATGACCAGATTGGCCCCGGAGGCAACAATCTTCGGAATATGCGACGCCACCGAATTGATATAGAGGGTGATCATCTTGGCCACAAGGGCAATGATCCGTGGAATCTGAACCGCGACCCCGGCCAGGAACTTGAACAGCAGATTGCCGCCCGCTTGCGTGATCTTGGGCATCTGCATGGCCAAAGCGTTGAGGAACTTGGTAACGATCTCCCCTACCTTGGTCACCACTTGACCAATATTCTGAGATATACCGTTGAGCAGGCCCAACAACAATTTCATACCTGCTGCTTGGATCTTTGGCACATTCTCTATCAGCACCTGGAGAATGGAATTCACCAGGACCCCGATACCGATGGCCAGCTTGGGCGCGTTCTCAGTGACAAATTTGATAATGAAATCAAGCATCTTCCCCAAGGCTTCAAGCACCTTGGGTGACAGCTTGGTCAACTCTTCGACAATGCTCAGCAAACCCTTGACAAAGGTGATGACCAGTGTCGGTATTGCCGCGACGAAGGCAGTCAAAGCCGTGACCATGACGGCTATGCCTTTTCCACCTTCTCCGGCCAACAGAGAAAGCGCCTTGGCGAATATGAACACCGCCGTGGCGGTTAGGAGAAATACCCCAGCCAACGGCAATAGGGCTACGCCCAGAGACACCAACCCAGGTCCGGCCAGCAGACCCGCTACCGCTAGCGTACCCAGAGCCAAAGCCACCGCGGCCAATCCCTTAAATATGGTTCCCCAATCCAAGGTCCCCAAGAAAGCCAGAGTAGGAGCCAGCAGAGCTAGTGCCACCGAAGCCGCCAGCAAGGCTACTGAACCGGCGAGAGTACCTGTCATGGCCGTGAGACCCACGGCAAGAATAACCAGCGCCCCGGCCATGGCGACCAATCCCTTGACCAAGGTGTCTACGCCCAGATTACCGAGAATTCCGATCGCCTTGGCGAGAACCACCATGGCTCCTGAAACGATGAGCACCCCAGCCGCGGTTAGGGCAATGTTGGGAGGAACCAGCCACATGGCGACGCCAATACCGGCAATGGCTGCCGTCATAGCGCCCAAGCCTTGGACCAGCTTGAGAATATCCATCTCCCCGAAGGCTCTGACCGCCGCGGCAATCGCTGACAGGCCAACCCCCAAAATAACCAGACCGGCTGCCGTGATAGGCAAAGTCGGAGGTATGAGGACCATGGCATTACCGATCAGAGCGATAGCACTGGCCATGCCGAGAAGACCCTTGACCAAGTCTTCCCAAGACATACTGGCAAATACTTTGACCGCTGCGGCAATCAGATTGATTCCGATAGCCAGCGGAATAAGCGCCAGGGCCACGGCCATGATCCGAGGTCCACCTACGAGATTCATGGATACGCCAATAGCGGCGATGGAACCGGCGACACCTACCATACCCTTGGCAATGTCTTCCCAGCTCATGGTGGCAAATATCTTCATCGCTCCGGCCAAGATGGTGACCGCGATGGCCAGACCAATCATGGATCCGGCGATAACCGGAAGCTGGAGAAGACCCAGCTTACCCATTCCGCCCATCATCAACTTCATAGCGCCCATCAATTCGCCCAGACCCACGGCTACAGCGGTCATAGCCTTGGCCAACTTATCGCCATCGATGGTCGAGAGAATATAGACACCCGCTGACAAAGCCAGAATGGCGGCAGCGATGGTCAAGATGGTTTGGGCTTGGACCTTCTTCTGCATAGCTTCGAGATTTCCAGTAAGGCCTTTGAATACCCCACTGATAGAGTCGAGAGTTCCGGTGAGAGAGCCGATAACCCCCTTATCCCCCAACGCCTTTCTCAAAGTCAAGAGAAGGCCCGCCAGAAGTCCGGTTTGAAGAGCGTCCAACGCCTTTTCGAAGTCAAGATTCTGAAATACTTCGGCCAAAATATCGCCGAAGCCTTTGAGCTTGTCAACAAAGCTCGAGAAGAACGGTTCAAGAGCTTGCTTGGTCCTCTCAAATGCCCCCACCAATTTGGCCCAAGCATCTTTGACTCTGATAACCAGCCGCTCCATCGGAGTGAGCACCTTGCCGAAGAGAAGCAATTCGTGATTGCGCTCACTCAACTTTGTCGTGTCTTCGCCACCGCCGAACAAGCCACCAATAGCCTGAGCCAGCTTGCCAATGAGCTCCAGCGGTACCTTGAGAACTGACTTTAACCCCTCGAAAAATCCCTTGAGCAAACCGCCCTTGGTAAGAGCAGTATCCACCGACACCAGAAAATCGCCGATACTGGCGATGAAGCCCAGGAATCCCCCGGAGCCCTTTCCAACTACCCCAAGAAGATCAAATATGACTCCGACAAATTCCTTGACAATGGTCCAACCGATGTGGACAATGGCGAAGAATCCGGCAAACGCGCGCTTAATTTTGTCCGCTGTGTCTTTGCCAATAATCAGATTTCCCATCAACTCCCGGAAGGTCTTGGTTATCTCAGCCAAGTCCTTACCGGTTTGAGCCGGAAATATCTCTCGAAAGGCATCCTTGATTGGTTTCAGAACGGCGAGGATCGCCGCGAACATGTTCTTCAAGCCCATGAGGAGATCGGTACGACCTCCCAGTTCTTTCCAATCGCCAAGAACCTTGTTTCGGGCATCTGAAACCCTGCTTATGAACCCATTAACGACATTGCTGACCGTCGTGAACAGAGCTTTGGCTTCGTTGAAATCGCCGAATATGAGTTGAAACGTTTTCGACCAACCAGAGCCAATCGACTCCCGAGCCACATCAAAGACTTGAGGCAAAGTCTTGACTTCGGTAGCCGCCTTCTGAGCCGTAGTAGCCGTAGCCTGGATGGCCTTGATCTGCTCAGCGGAGAATCCTTGCGCGGCCAGTTGAGCATCGGTCATATCGCCTGTGAACTGACCCAGCGTCTTGGTAAGCACGTCTGAAGTCAACCAGGATTGCTCACCTGGCTTGGCCATGATCGAGTCTCGGAAAGACTTCCCGTTGACCGTAGCCTTACCCGTGGCCTTGTCGATCTTGACCGCGCCTTTCTCAAGCGCGCCCATATTCTCGGCCGTACGCATGAGCGACTGCTGGAATTTAGCGCCACCCATACCCGCGTTGACCACCGAGTTCCAGTCCTGCAAACCCACTCGTCCCGAGGCAATGGCCTGAGACAGCTGATACATGGCGGTGGACGCCTGTTGCGAGCTAGCGCCCGACAACGCAGCCAAGTTGGCGATACCCTTGATCGACTCGACCGATTTGGGAAGATCGACACCGGCAGCTGTGAAGGTGCCGATGTTCTTGGCCATCTGGCCAAAGTTGTAAATCGTCTTGTCCGAATATTGATTCAGCGCGCCCAGAGCTTTGTTGGTGGCGCCCAGACCCGAAACCTGTTGGCCCTCAGTATTGGCCATAATGGTCTGGATCGACTGAAGATTAGTCTGGTACTCCTCAAAGCCCTGTTTGGCCGGACCAAAGGCAAACGACTTGGCGAACGAAGCGCCCTTCGAAACCGCCTGAGAAGCGATGTTACCCAAAGCTACCGAAGCTGCGCCCTGAAGCACGCTGAACTTCTGGGTAACGTTGTCCAAAGCACTGGTCAGACCCTGAAGTGAGATTCGACTCGACGCCTTCTCAATATCCGTGAAAGTCTGCCCAGCATTGAGCTGACCCATCTTGCCCTGCAGTTTGTCCACCGCTCGGGAGGGCCCTTCCAGAGTGACCTTGTTACCCGCCCGATCAATCTCGCCCAGACCTTGGGCCGCGCCTTCCCCCGAGTGGCCAAGCTTGGCTCGAAGCTTATCCAGCGCCGACATGGGACCTTGCAGGGTGACCTTGTTGGCCGATTTTTCGATGTTCTCCAGCCCACTGGTCCCACCGACGTTCTTGACCGCCGTATCCAGCTTGGTCAGCGTGGTCATGGTCTGAGCCACACGCTGCTCGAACACCTGGTTCTCAAACGCGATAGAGACAACGCGCTCATCAATACTTGGCATTACTTGGTCACCTCCCTCCACATGTCGGCTATGATCTGGTCAAATATAGGCCGCATGGCCGGATTGATGTAATCTATGCCTGTGACGTATCCACCGGTACGGGTAGCATGGCCATACTGGATGATCGCAGCAATAGAAATCCTTCCCGGGTCTTCCACGTGGGAGTTGTACCAGTGGATGGCGAAATATCCCTGACGATTGACGGTTTCGTAATACCATGCCGCTGCGGTTCCCCCACTTTCTACGGGGGTAGCCGCACTCAAAGCCGCTACGCCTATGGGTCCATACTTCTCCAAGACTTTGAACTGTTCCCGATTGACCATACGCTGCAAAAATGCTTGCGACTTGGCAAAGGAGCCGCGGCTCGTCACCTTGATCACGGCTCCTCCTCTCTCAGATAGGCTTGGTAAGACGCATCACCACATGGCCGTTTGGATTATAACCTGCGGCCCTAGACCCATAGGGGTACTTTCTAAGCGCTCTTACTCCGCCGCCGCCTCCGGCTACATACTTCGACGTAGTTACGCTTGTAGATTCGCTTTGAAGTTCGCCTGTATTAATATTGTAGGTACGCTTTATACGAACCCAGTAGGACCAAATCTCTCCTCTTCCGTATACTGAAGTGTCAGCATAAGACATGGTTCCTCGTCCACCGCTGGTGGCATCTCGCGTCGGATCTACTCCCGTGGCAACAGCTCCGCCTCGGCCACCTCCGCCGCCTTTACCGATCCCATTGATCCAGGTGCCCTCTTTACCAGGATTGTAGTCGGTACTTCCTGCCGCTCCTCCTCCGGCTGGAAGTCGACCCCCAACGCCCCCATCTCCTCCAGAGCCATCGATCTTCTTTACTCCTCCCTCCCAAATAAAGGCAGGTTTTCCACCCCTACCTCCTGAAGCTAGACAAATATTCCCAGCAAACGACGTAGAACCTCCGTCTTCTCCTGGCTGCGGCGGCATAAATTGAGGTAGCGGTTCCACGAAGCTATATTGCCATTTGGATACGATATGAGACACCTCTACCAATCTTCTTGCGTAGCCGCTTCCGTAAAGCGTGTCCAAATCTCCAACTTTATCTTCCTTCGGCGGCATCCATAAACCGTTAGCCCGTTGCTGTCCAGGCGCCGCATCCTTCCCGGCCTTTCCTATAACGATGGGAGAAAAATCCGGAAGAATAGAAAGCTCTCCACTCACCACATGGGTTCCGCCGCCTCCGCCTCCGCCTCCGAGACCAAACCGCAAAGGTATGTAAGGAGATGCGGTATCAAGTTCTTCTTCAAGAATCGGATCTACTTTGTAGGTTATCGATTGGATGGGATTGCGATTTGGATACAAACGGTCTGCCCAATGCACCCAATAATCAGTAGCCCCATAGGGAAACAGATCAGGCCTTCCCGGATACCAACCTGGAGTATCGATCATACGTCCGTTTTCATGCCACCAGATTCCGTTGTAGCTCTCAAACTGGGACCCAGACTCCCATATAAGAACATCTTGTTCTTTGTAGGCATCCCAAACATTGACAGGCATAGTAGGATTGGTCTGAGAATCCATCTCGATCCATTGTGGTCGTCCGGGGGACCCTCCACGACCCCCAGCCGCTCCCACACACCAGACTTCGAAATGAGTAAACCCCAGATTGGTCCACCATTCCTTGTCAAATATGTCTCCATCCTCGAACTCGATAACCGTGGAAGGCAATTCTCCTAACAGGCTGGGATCGGGAAGCGCCAGAATAGGAATCGGATCGCCTTTTCCTCCTAACTCAATCCGGGTCATACGTCCACCATGTTCAAGAGATCAACCAGAGAGGGAAGAGAGGGGTTCGTCGTAGAAGAACCATAGAGAAGCTTTTCAAGCGTATTAAGCATAGTGGAATCAATTCGGCGTGAATCCAGAGAAATATGGCTGGTAGGACGAATGCCGAACATTTGCGCAGGAGTTCCGGAGATCGTCCACTCAAAGGTCTGAGGATCTATCGATTCGGCATTGGTGCTGTAAGTGACGTCGCCTGGAATAGCCAACAAGTTGTAGAGAATATGAACCTTGTAGGCGTGATCCAGACCTTCCAAATCGTTACCAACCAAAGTCCGGTAAGAAAGATTGAACAGCTTTGGAGAGCGTTGATCGTGAACGAAGACCCCCGGAACAAATTCCTGAGTCCCGCCCAGCTCATCCATCTCGTCCGGGTAGGTGAAGGCCGAGAGTTTTGCCGAATACGATCCCGGAACATGATGATCGAGAAACTTGACACCATCGATAAAATATGACTTGACCTCACGGCTGACTGTCTCGTTGACCGAGATCAATCCGTTCCAAGGTACGGCAATCCCATTGGGCGGATACAGGACGCCGCGATCGACGCCTGTCTCGTAGCGACGTTCACCCGCTTGGTCCCAGACCAGTGCAGTCATACGGCCTCCTTTCTATCCTCTTGTCCCCAACTGCGCTTTACGCTGGGCGTTGAGTTCTCGGTTACGAGCTGCAACCTCAGCCCGACTCATCTTCTTGGGCTTAGCCTGTTTGACATTGCAGATTCGGATGAGGGTGAATAAACGATTGAGATGCCAGGTTTCACATTCGAAGGGAATCTGAAACACGGTCATCCAGTAGTAAACCAACTCTGAGGTAATGACCTCACGTGATCGAGGCGCTCCCGGTTGATCTGAAAACCAAGTAGCCGTCATCTTACGCTCAATGTAGGCGTTAATAGTTTCCAGATTCTCTTTAGAAAGCCTCTGGAGAAAATCCCCCGGAGGATCTTGACCTAACACCATACAGCGAATGTAGGCCAGCGTCTCTTCCAGAGTTTTAGTGTCTTTGCCCAAAAACGGCTTTTCGAATTCCGACTCCCATTTTGAAAGAGAGACCAGAGAATGCTCCAGATCCAAGGTGATGTCGCCAATAGAAACGAATTGTTCTAGCTTTTCGTCGTAGGATTCAACCCCTGAAACTGTGATAGTGAGCATTCTCCGGTCCTCTCTTTAACTTTTTGGCGCGCGCGGTGGCCCGGTTACGAAATCTCCCACCGAATTACGAGCGATCCCGGAGAGTAAGAGGATCATAGTGCTCAACGGCGCCCCGCGACCCTTACCTGGGAGTCACGACCGCGCACTCCTAGTAGTCGAACGTCCAGGTGTCGTCGCCTTCGAGGTTGTAACCTGACTGGGCCACGGCCTGAACCTCGGCAGTCTGCCCAGCAGTAAGGGGAGGCTGGGCACCCGAAGGCTTGTTGACCCCATTGACCTTCCACTGGACCCCGGTGACGGCCGGGAGGGTCACGACATGGGTACCGGCGCTGTAGGTCGGCTGATTGGCTGCGGTACCCAGATCGACGTCGACCACCCCGGCCCCGAAGATGGAAACGACCTCGTCAGGGCCGGGCAGCCGGGCATCGTCACCCACCGTTCCGAACAAAATGTCCTCGAGCGTCTGGAGATCAGTGGCATCCGACTTGGTGGAATCGACGGTGATGACTGACGTCGGCCTTCCGGTTCCGTAGGTGACAGGGGTAGTCGTAAACTCCCACGAAAATGCGATGGCCTCGGGCGAATCGTTGACTGTGGCGTAGGCCTTCTCTGACGGCGAGGCCTGCGCTCCGTAGATGAGATGCAGCTTGTAGCCGTACTCTTGGCCTTCGGAATCGTTGCCCACGAGGGTGCGATAGACCAAACCGAAGGGACGACGTCCCTGCTGACCGAAAGACACACCCGGAGCAGGCGCATTCGTACCGTCGTTTTGTCCGAACTCGTCCGGATAGGTAAAGGCCTCGATCGTACCGCCGAACTCCTCGGCCGAGATGAGGTTCACGTAGATGATGTTGTCTGCGTACTGCTTGTTCGATTCGGCGCCCGACGGCGACTCGGTGACGGTTGTGAGACCGTTCCACGGGACGCCATCGACGTACTCACCGTTCGCGTCGAGTTGGTAAAGGACTCCGCGATCGACGCCCGTCTCGTAGAAACGCTCGCCGACCTGGTCCCACTGCAGGACTGTCATTACTGAAGGGCTCCTTTTCTAAAAGAAGATGTTGAAGACGTAGTGGTTGAGATCGTCGGCTGCGAAAGCTCGTTCGAAACTTGAATATTGCAGCGCCTCGATCTGATCTGCGAGCTCGGTGTCGGGGTCTCGATCAACCACCGTAACCTGATACCGCTTGGCGTGTCGATACAGTCTGTTGTTCGCATGATCCGTCGAAGTTCCATCCCGTACATAGATGATGCACGGATACTCCATATGGATACTCGCCGGAGGCTGAAAATATACGTTCTCGGTCACCTCTTGAAGAAGTGACTGAAGCTCAAGCCGTGGGGCCATTGTACACCTCCCCCAACTGGAGGATAAGACGGGGGAGTTGGACTTCGACATCATTTACAGTCCAAAGCTCCCCCGCCCATTCCACGTATCGAATGGCGAAGAAATTGCCACGCGCATAAGCGTTGGCCACGATACTGATCGAAATGCCGACAGAGACATCTTTGTTCAGATTCTCTTCTTGTCGGAGAATCCTCCTATTTTGAACAATGTCGCCATAGTAGGTATACTCCACAATGTTATCGGCAAACACACCCGGCGATCCTTCAACAGATTCACCGAACCCGATCCGACCGTGAAACTTCGCCATGGTCAGATCAGCGAACTAGGAGCCTGCCGTGCCGCGGAAGGTCCACTCGTCTTCGACATTGTTCTCGAAGAAGTATCCTGCGTTGGAGACAGCGTAGATCGTGAGGTCCACGCCTTCGTCGACGGTGTACGGCGAGCCCGATGCCGTCACAGCCGCGTTGGTATCGCCGCGACGGTAGGTGACACCGGTGGTGTCGACGATCGAGAACGTCGAGTTGTCGGGGTCGAAGGTCGGCTCCTTGGGAGTGACCTTGGTGGCGCCCGCCGCAGCCTGCTTGATCACCAGGGCCGATCGGATCTTGGTGAGGGCTCCGGACGACCGGGCCTCGATCAGGTACTTGTACTGGTTGTAGTCGATGTCGAAGTCGTCGAAGAACGACACCTCGCCACCGCGATCGGCACCGACCGTATAGTCCTGGAGGTTGACGATGATCCCGACCAGCTCGGGCTCGTCCTCCATGACCTCCACGGGCACGACCGAGGACACCCCCAGCTCGGAGGCCAGCTCGGACCCCGTCCGGTAGTAGCGACGTCCCTGGGAGTCACGGGCCAGGAGCATCTGGGTCATCACGGGCAGCGTGGTGTAGAACGTCGGCAGCCCGGAGCCCTTGTAGAAGCGCATGGACTCGAGAATCTTGTCCACGAGGTCCGTCTTGCGCAGGTCGCCATCGACGTCGACCATGATGGTGGCCGCATAGAGATCGTCGTCGTTGAGGATCGAGCGAATGCCCGCCCCGTCCGTGGCCCCCTTGGGATCGCGGATCTTGTCCTCGTCGTCGACATCGCGACCGTCACCGATGAGAATGGCTCGCGCCAGCTCCTCGTCGAGCATGAGACGCATCTCGGCCTTCAGCCACAGCACGACGTCGAAGTCGGTGATGTCGATGATGTCGTCACGGTCGAGTCGTTGCTTCTTGTAGATCGTGCTCGGCGTGGTGACCCGCTTCATCAGGCCGAAGAACTCCTCCTTCTTCAGCGTGCCCTTGATGTATCCTCGGGCCCGGGCCTCGGCGTGGGTGATGTCCGCCGTGAGCGACTTGATCCGAGAGAACGGGCTCTTGCGCACGCCCGAGAGAACCGCTGCGACCCACTCGTTGCGACGCCTGTCGAACTCGGGGGTGTCGGTAATGGTTCGCGCATCCGGGAACAGGGTGTCGATGTTCTCGATGCCATGCTTGAAGGCGTAGTCCTCCACCGCCTCCTTCAGCGAGCCACGCTTGACGGCGTCCGCGGCGATGCCACGCATGGCGTCGTGGGAAAGCACGGTCCGGGGACCGCCATTGCCGTTGGAGGCGGCTTCGCTCGCCTTTTCGAAGACGTTGCGTCCGCTCATCTCGTTCTCGTCCTTGTCCTCGTGGGTGACGCCCTCCTCTTCGGAGGCGCTGGTTTCGGTGCTGGTTTCAGAAGTTGCGACACTCTCCAGAGCCGCGCCCACCATGTAGTGGACGACTTGCTGCTGATCTTCGGTCATCGACTCGTAGACATCCTGAACGGTCACATCGTCGTCATCCGACGAAGTCTCCGTCTCGGTCGTCTCGGTCGTCTCGGAGTTGTCGGCATGCTCGAGTTCGAGACCGGTGTAGATGATCGCTTCGTCAGAAACGATGTCGACCTCTCCGTCAGCATGCGCGATCTCGATGTTGTCGATCAGAGCTCCGGGATTGGCTCCGGCCAGGACGAGTGAGAGCTCGCGAATGATCCCGTGAGAAACCTGCTTGGCCTTCTCGACGAGCGAATTAGCGAAGATCGACAGCGCGTTGATATCCTCGTGCTGCACCAACGTCTTCGCGTTCTTGCCCTGGGTTGTTTCGTTGAAGAACCCGTAGCAATATGTACCCTCGTTCTTGTGCTCGAGAACCGCGTGGCCCAGAACGTTTTCGGGTGAGTTGTGACCGTGCTGCCAAACCAGCGGAACCCGCTCGCCATCTTGGTGCTGAAAAGCGCCGCTGAGGATGGTTCGTCCGTCCGAGCACCTCAGGCCATACTTCGTAGCCCAGCCACTGAAATCAGGGACCGAGTGCATCAAGCTGTTCTCCGGCGAAGAGTCACCGAAGACCAGTCGGCGGGACTTTGCTCCCATTTTGACTGTTCCTTTCGTCATTTGGATCTTCGGCGCTCTAGAGCGCAGCTAGCTTTTGTTTGGCGACTGCGATTTGTCCTTTCATTTTGGTAGCCAAAGTCTTGAGTGAAGAGATCTTATGGGCTCTCTTCTTAGACTCTGCCTTATCCCCCTTGGACTTGTCGCCGTCCTTCTTATCTTTGGACTTCTCTGTCTGCTGTTTCTTGGCTCGATCTTTCTTGGCCTCACGGGCCTTTTCAGCCTTTTCGGCAGCGGTATCTGGTTTTTCTCGCTCTTTGGCTGCACGCTCCTTTTTGGCCGCCGACTTTCGGTCTTCACGAGCCTCTTCATGCTGCAATTCTCGAATCCGGGCTTCAATCTTTTGAAGTTTCCCCTCGAGAGATCGGATTTGAGTGGACAGTTCCTTGCGTTGCTTGGCTATGGCTTCCTTATGGATCTGGTCCATAGTCTTGCCGGTACGAGGATCGATCCTACCGACTTTAGCCCGGGCTCTACGCTGCTGGGCTCGATTCTCTGCCCGGGTATCGACATCGAAATCCTCGGCTCTGCCCTTACGACGACCTTTCAACTCTCGGGTTCTCAGATAATATTGATGAGCTTTGATCGGATCGTAAAGGGGACCGTGACGAAGCTCGAATTCAGTGGGAGTTCGCATCATTCACCCGCCAATGCTGCGTCGGCTTCGGCTCCCGTTGCCGCAAGCTCCTCGATCATGGCTTGGGCTGCTGGATCACCTTCATCAGTGATGTCTTCCGCCGTGGAATCAACGACCTCAACCCCCGTATCCCCCTGAGGCATGTTGGCATTGATCAACTTATCGGCCTTAGGCTCCTGAGACGGCTTCATCCCGATGGCCTGTCGGATCTCGTTGGACGAGGTGATCTCGTTTCGGGTGAACTTGTCGGCGATGTCAGCGATGCCACCTTCGCCACCAATGGGCACGAACTTGAATGGATCTCGGAAGTACATGATCGACTGACCCTGAGTACGTGCCGTCTTGGTGAGAAAGACTCGGATCATCGATTCCACGATTGAATCCAACAGAGGCTCGATGGTACGAGCGTAGTAGTTCAGCATGACCTTCTCATCAGCCGTGCCGTTCATAACCTCCGGAGTCAATCCCAGCTCACCGTACAGCTGGGTTTTAAGTTCTTGAATTTGCGGTAGGAGGTTGTTGTCTACGGCACGATTAAGTTGAACGATCTTCTCAGTACCATCAGTATAGGCGATGCCATACTGACTTCCCTTGAGCTGAAACTCAATATCCTTTCGCCTTTGTTCGGCCTGCTGACGACGAGCTTCCGACTTGATGACATAAGGAAGCTGAATGATGAGGTCGAGCTTGCCCGAAGCCGACTGTTCATCCACGGTATCGAGAAGATTGAGCTTACGAATCAATCGTTGCAAGGTCGAATTCGGCTCATTCATCACCGAATATAGAGGATTCTCGACGATGGCCACCGTCTTCTTGGGAAGTGTGATCTCTTCTCGAGTTCCCCGATTTTCATCGTACAGAGAAACTCGAACATGGTGAGGAAACCATGTCATGATGCGACCCACACGCATGGTCTTGATGTCGTAGCCCCCTGATTCCTCTGGAGACAAGGTGGTGTCTACGGGGACAATGGCAGCCACACCTTCATCCAGGATGGTCATGGCGATGTCTTGACGAAATGCTCGACCCGCCTGATCGACATTGGCCTCCAAAGTCAAACAGTTGTCGAGACCACTTTCGATGTCTTCCAAATATCGGCGTTGCTCATCAGTACGGACATGCCTCATAGGCACCGAAGCCACATCGATACCAATCCGGGTATAAATCGAGGAGATGATCGATCGCTCATTCGAAAACCGAGGACGAATTCGATCGGGCCGTCCACCAAAATATGATCCGGACACGATCTCCATCGGGCGATCTCTCACGCTGTCACTATCTGTGAACGCGTTCCAAGCGTGTCTCAGCCGGTCTCCGAGCTTTGCCATACATCACCTCCTCTCTCATCGTGGCCAGATTTGACCGACGTTGGGCTCCAGGTACTTCCCTTCTACACTAACCGCGCCTTGCACCACATAGGGGGATTGCAGTTTATAAGCTGGAAAGGGCACCGCATTTTCGCCCTCGGTCAAGAACGCATAAGCTGTGGGTGGCACTGTAAATATAATCGATCTCGGAATAACCTGACCCGAAGTTATACCCAAAGGAGAAGTTACATTGGCTATGATTGCCATCAGGCTGATACTCCGGTATCCCACATACGACCATCGGCAGCATTATAAGGAACCCACAACCGGCTTTGAAGCACGTAGCCATCACCGAAAGAAAATCCTACCGGAGGCACTGTGGTGTTGACTCGCATGCGCTTCACTTTTCCTACTGCCCAACCCATCGTAGGATACCCTCGCGAATCAGATGCTCCAAACGCTTGATAAAGAGTAATTCCTTGTTCTGCGACTAGACGTTGACCACCTTGAAGAGCATCATTTAGTTTGAGATCACCCTCGAAACCCAAAACTGGACCATTAACCGAAGTCAAACTAAGCATGTTCATCAAAGCACAGCCAAAATGACTGATTCCAGCCACGGCAGGATTACGAAGCATATGTCCTTGAGCAGAGCTCGGTGCTGCAGACCCATAACAATGAACCGGCATGGCGATGGGAAGAGTCATGATCGGAGTATAGGTGCCACAATGGAAAAACCCGTTGGAAGCCCCACTAAACGCCACGGCAAACCCATCATCAGCTACGATGATCCAATACTTGGTTGAGCTTCCACTAGGTGCCCATGAGTTAAAATACGGAGTACCCTGAGCAGATCCGTTAGGGACTGTGGTACTCAGAATATAAGTAGTAGCATCAGGAATACGACCTAGTGAATCGTATACTATCGCTCCAGTAGTAGCAGAAGCCGAACAGAACTTCGCCACCGTATGCGTCGCTAAGGTATAACTCTCACAAATAAAGAAACGAAGCGATCCGTCACCCAAGGTGCGCCCGATGACCACGAAATAATCAGAGGGTAACCCCGACTGAGAAGCCAAGCACTTAAATACATACCAACGCACGAGACCGCTAGCCGGAGTAAACTCCTCGACTAGATCCCAGGCAGCGTGAACAATGAGATCGTCACGAAGCTGCTCAACCATAGCCAATCCAACCGACCCCGCATCGGGCTGATTGATGGTACCGGTGGTAAACGCGAGTGCCACTCTTTACCTCCTCTCTCAGCGGGGCCAGATTTGTCCGACGTTGGGTTCCAGAACGTCAAGCGTAGGACTAAGAATGCTATTAATAGATCGAGTAATTCCTGGACCAGGAAGAACCCATCCTGGATCAGCTTCTAGAGTAGTGTCTATAAGAAATCCTCCTGCCATAGGAGCAGTCGGAAATCGATTCGTGATAGGGCCTGAAAGAAGATCGATCGAAGTCAGAGTGGTCCGATCAATCAAATCCCCCGTAGGAATTGGAGGGAGGAATTCAAGCGTGGTTATAAGAGGAGTTACTTCAACTAGGTTGCCCTGAACCGCCATCAGGAAGCCGCCACTCCGGTGTCCCAGACCCGATAATCAGTAGGATGAAAAGGAACCCACAGCCGGTTCTGAAGCACGTAAGCATCTCCAAAAGCAAATCCAGGAGGAGTCTGGCCTCCACCCACCCTAAGACGCTTATGCTTCCCCAGAACATAGCCAAATCCTGGAATCCCAATCTGCGGTTGATACTGGAGAGTAACCATTCCAATCTCGGCGACCGCTCGTTGATTACCTTGCAGTTTGTCATTGTAATTCATATACGAGGCAAATCCGAGAATATTCTGAGTCGGCTGACTTGAACCTTGCCCTCCGGTGAACCCCAAAGCACCCCCAAACATATTGCTAACATTGGCTACCGCCGGATTACGACAGAAAATCCCAATACCGTCATAACCCATAATCATGATAGGCAAGGTCATGGACAACTGGGTAAGGGGAATAAACGCCCCACCATGGACATATCCGTTGGACGCGCCATTGAAGGCTACTGAAAATCCGTCATTATCGACAATCAGCCACCACTTTGTTGACGTACCACTGGGAGTCCAGGTAGTGAAATTGGGGAAAGGACCTCCTCCAGTGTTAAACGGCCCAGTAGCCAACACAAAAGTATTTGGTACAGCCAATCGTCCTAGAGAATCATAATTGTAACTAGAAGTATAGTTTTGCCCGATGGAAAAATATGTCATGATATGGGCAGCCGCGGTATACTCTTCACAGATAGAAAAGCGAAGCGATCCGTCACCGAGGGTACGAGAAATAACCAAAAACCAATCAGCCGACATACCGGATTGCGAAGCCAGACACTTGAACACATACCAACGCACGGTACCGCTAGCTGCGGTAAATTCCTCGACCAAATCCCAGGCTACGTGGGCAACGAGCTCATCTCGGATCTTCTCAACCATGGCCAATCCAACTGATCCCGCATCCGGTTGGTTGATGGTTCCGGTATTAAAGCTAATTGCCATATTACTCCGTCCTGAAGTAGTGGTAGGTGACGGAAATCGAATTTGCCGTGAGACCAAGATTTGTTACAGTGGAGTAAAAATTCGAATCGAACGCATCCTGAGAAGTCATGTCCACGGCAGGACTAAGAATCAGCTCGAGCAGCCCTACGTAAGTCACTACCTCAAGCAGACGACCGTGATTACCCTGAGGCTTGATTCCGATGGATCGTGTAATATCGGCGTCACGTGTAGCACTGGTGGGATAGAGCCGTACCCGAGCTGGACGATTGGTGGCAATCTTGTACAACCTCACTGACGGATATAACTCAAGGGTGTCAGTTTCCGTCGAACCCGCGTTCAATACTGCAGTATTCTCGGTCTTAATCACCCGAGTAGAAAACCCACCACCAATCATGAGTGGTTCGCCCAACTCATTAAAAAGTTGTAGCTTCTCCGGCAAGAGATTGGGATCTTGGGGATCGCCCGACGTGAGGAGCATCTGACGAGTTCGCTGCTGGGTAACTCTGGCCATCAGACCTCCTTCTTTAGTTTCGATATCGGCTGATCTCCAATGAGCTTTAAAACGTCTTCTGGTGATGCCCCTTCAATGAGAATGGGTGTAGTCGAGAATGGAAGCGTAGAATATACCCAGTCACCCGCTTCTTCGTTCTTTCTCGCTGCGGCTTCCAACCTCTCGACCGCCTTCTTATCAGCCGGAGCGCTCATCTAACCCCTCCCATTTCATCAAATAGAGCTTTGGCCGCAGTTAGCTGTTTCGTCGTAAGTTTACTACGCATCTCAGGAGTAAAGTAATGTCCGGACAATTCCGCCAATGCCTCAGCCGGTTCTGTGGCTCCGTATGGACTCAATTTGCTCAACTCTTTAAAGCTCAAACCATGCTTTTTGAGAATGGCTTTGTGAGCGTTGTGTTTGCTCTTAGACCATTTGAGCTGAGATCTGACCTGAGCTGTAATACTACTACCACTTCCTGAACCTGACATCATATCCCAGGCATCCGGAATCTCACCATGTGCCACAGCCAGCATATGACCCATTTCGTGATAGCCCAGAAACTTCTTTGTGAAGATTCCCGGTTGAAGTCGCTTCACATACTCGGCTTCACTAGGAGAATATCCATCAAACAGATCGTTGTACATCAAACGAGCTTCACCCTTCTTGATTCCCATTACCGCAGCCGGTGACTTTCCAGCCAAAAGTCCTTCCATTCCCGGAACCTGCGACATGGGTACAACTTCGACTGCCAGATCCCTTACTGACGGATATCGCTTTCGCATGTCTTCGAACGTATCGATAAGTTCGGCATGATGCCGAGCTACCATCTCGTTGGCAAACCCAGTCTTTGGGCGAATATCAGCATAGCCTTTGCTAAGATCTACTACCAGATCTCCAGGCCGCTTGAGCTGAAAGGCTGGATTGTCTCGCCCTAAGCCTTTCAGCAGAACCTCAGGATTAGCTGGTTTCCGAGGGCCCAGACTGCTGATGTTAAATCCGGCTCCCCCACTTGAATACGCCTTGTACGCTACGAATCCGACTACCGAAGCCGCTCCGATACCGAGAGCAATCTTTTGATTTCGAGTAAGACCCTTCCTCTTTCCACCCTGTTCTTGAGGTGGTAAAGTCGGATCTATTTTTTCCGAAGTCTGCGATGACGATTTAGTCGCAAGCTTGAGATTCGGCTTACCTACTGCCAATTCTGCAGCTCGTTGTCGTTTCTCGGATTCGTTTCGAGCCACGGCCTCCCGAGACGAAGTCTCCTCCTTCTTTTGGATTCCCCAGCGCATGCCTTTGACGCCGTGATGAGCCAAAGACTCCGGGGGCTCCTCATCCAGCTGTGAGTAATATCGTCTCAGCGCGTTGGCGGCTTTTTTCTTCTCTTCATCAGAGACCCCCTTGAGCCCGCCTCGAGCGCCTGCCAAAGCCGCAGCGGCAGCATGCACGCCGTTTCGATTCAGAGAGCCGTCTGGCGTCTTGACCGGTAACTTGCACTGACTCTTGGAGGTCGGTTCTCCATCGTGAATATGAACTAGACATGCCGCATGCCACTGCTCAAGCGTGTAGTCCGCTTTGGTCCAATTGCTCCACGGCGTCTCGGAAATATGGGCGAGTGCCTCTTCTGGGGAGGCAAACACTTGATTACCTCCCTGGTACATTCAAGGCCTCCTTTTAGAGAGCGGAAAGATCGATCGGGTTCCCATCGTGATCAAACAACTTCAGTCGAACTTCCTCACGATCACCACGTTGACGGTGACCAAATATGTGAGCATAGCTGCCCGGAAGATCGATCAGATTTCCATCGGAATCAAACAACTTCAATCGAACTTTCTCACGATCTCCACGATGGCTACGACCAAATATGTGCGCATCGCTACCTGAAAGATCGATTCGATTTCCCTCACGATCAAATACCTTCAGTCGAACTTCTTCACGATCACCACAACGACGTCGACCAAATATGTGAGCATCGAATACGTAGCTTGGCTCGCCTCCTGGTGAAGAAACCTCAGGCACGCTGTTGAAAATGACGTTTCCGTCAACTTCCAGATAATCCCATTTCACAACTGCTGAGCGAGGAGTTCCCTCTTCCCAGTCTCCCCAGTCATCAGGACTTTCCGAGTTGGCATAGACATCAACTTCGATTTCGCCCTCAGTAATCAGAGTTCCGTTCCACGGAATACTACCTAATTCCGTAAAGACATCACCATCTTCAGAAACTTCCCAATAAAGAGTTCCCGACTCTACCCGAGCTCGCCACCACGGAGTAATCGCCGGATCAATGGCCGGATTCGGAGAAATCCCTACGTTTGTTTCACCAGCGACCATACGCGCATCACAGATTGCTGTGCCCAGATACGAATACCAATCAAACTGTATCCAACGCCAATTGCTATTAATTTCACGATTACGTAGGAAAGCCACAACATCCAGATCGTAGGCTCCATCTCCAGTAGGAGCGGGTAGTCTCACCGTGAACTGAAAATCTCCTGTAATCGGACACATCGGACTGATAGTACCCGCATACCACTGATCAGGTGGATTATGAGTATCAACCGTCAACAGAATCCCCTCTGTAGGAGAGAACTCGACGATGGTGTCATCGCTTCCTTTCACCCAACCAGTTGGATCAACAGGAATCTGTGGCATCTACTCGAAGACCTCCTTTATACGATGGCTCGATAACGAAGTACAGAACCCGTGTAAACCAGAGTAGGACTACCTGCTGTCTTGGTATTCTGTGCCCACCGGAATTTGAACAGACCGCCGTTGCCAACGTGATGAGCCAGACCTCGACATACTCGCTTTGCCGCCGCGGTTCCAAAGGTAGCACTTACACCACCCACGTCAGTAGTGGTAAGCGTTTGTGCCGCATCTGCAGTACTCAGACCAACCCACATGGTTGAGCCACGTGCAGTAGCATCCTCGGACAGCTCACACTTAATATCAGGAGTCCCACTACCAGCAGGCGAAGCATAAAGCAAAAGCAGCTCGATTTCGTATGCCGTACCCGCCACCGTCTGAAACTGCAATTCGTTATCGTCTTGAAGGACGTTGTCGTTGTACGACTCGTCAACCGCTTTACGCACTACCGTCCAGCCAGCCGTATTAACGATCCACTGACTATCGTAGTCAGTATCCGATTTCTTGGAAAGAACTTGTCCAACCGTTCCCCCGGCGGCTACGCCAGGACCAGTAGCTCCCTGAGCACCGGTATCACCCTTAGGCCCTTGAGCACCGGTATCACCCTTCGCCCCCTGAGCACCGGTGTCACCCTTAGGGCCTTGAGGACCCTGCGGACCAGGGGATCCATCAACTCCTGGAGGTCCTTGGATAGCGCCTCCGTTGACCCACTGGTCGCCATCCCAAATCCACAGCGAATCGTCGGCCTCGACCAGGTAAGCGTCGCCGTTTTTCAGATTGCTAAAGGTCTGGGAACTAGGCAAGTCGGCCTCAGTCGGAACCGATCCCTTAAACGTTATGCCTGTGCCCGTCGCGCCCTGCAGACCTTGCGGTCCAGTCGGACCAGGATCACCCTTATCGCCCTTCGGCCCCGCCGGACCCGGTACCGTAGAATCAGCACCAGACGGACCAGGATCGCCTTGAGGCCCCTGAGGACCTTCCGGACCGGGCATCGTAGAGTCTTCTCCGGGAGGACCAGTTGGCCCCGGATCGCCCTTCAATCCCTGCGGCCCTTCCGGGCCCTGAGGACCAGGTACAGTCGAATCAGCACCAGGAGGACCTTCGGGACCAGTATCACCTTGAGCACCCGTAGGACCAGGAACGGTTGAGTCAGCCCCAGCAGGGCCAGGATCGCCTTGAGGCCCCGCAACTCCAGTGTCTCCCTTTGGCCCTGCCGGTCCTTGAATTCCGGCGGGACCGGCCAAGCCCGTATCACCAGTATCTCCCTTTGGACCTTGTTGACCCGGTTCCCCCATAGGTCCCTGAGGACCTTCGGGACCGGGCTCGCCTTGAAGTCCTTGCGGTCCTTGAGGACCTTCGACTCCTTGTTGACCTGGCTCGCCTGTGGGCCCCGGAGACCCGGTATCTCCCGTATCTCCCTTTGGACCTGGAGGGCCAGGCTCGCCCTTTGGGCCCTGAGGTCCTTCCGGACCTTCTGGACCCATCGGGCCTTGAATACCTTCGCCAATCGACTCGGAAGTCAGATCAACAAAGTTGTTCAAGTCGATGGGAGTCATATCTGGCTTGTACAGCGCCACTCGAATGTATTCCTGGCCCTCACGTGGCTTTGCGTTAGGAATAACAATGGCTTGCATGGGTCCTGCTGGCATTACTCGAAGGCCTCCTGATCTATAGAATTCCACTAGCAGGTATGAAAAATGCACTGGCAGAAGAAACCAGTACTTCGCCTTCGGTTCCAACTAAGAGTTCCGAAGATTGATCAGTGACCAGTCGCCAACTAAGCTTAGCTGTAATTGGAGAAACCGGGATACACGTATCGTATCCATCGATATAAATTTCTCCAGAACTTGATTCAGACGTTTGAGTAGTTTCGAGATTACCTGTCTCTTGTACAAATGGAGGATCCGGAGCATCTTCGATAATCATACTCAGTTGAAACAACGGAACAATTTCATCAGGACTTACCGGATTGGGTTCGGGACCAAACATAAAAAACGCAATCTCACACGGACGAGCAGGAATTGTCAAACTCCCCCATTCTACCCAAGGAGTGACATGAAAATAAGGAGGTGATTGTTCTTCCCCAAACACTCCTTTACAACTTCCCGAAAGCGTAGCTTCAGAGCTCTGTACTGATAGACCCCCTCTACCATCTACGCCTAACGGATTACCCTCTTTGTCGAACAACTTCATTCGAATTTCTTCTCGATCTCCAAATCTTCGGCGACCGAAAATATGAGCATTGAACATTACTCGAAGGCCTCCTGGTTGGCTTTGAACGCGATGTAGGCATCCATCATAGCTGCTACATTGTCAATCTTCTCTTCTTGACGTTTCTTGAGCAGCTTGCGATTACCGTTGGTATCCTCCAGAGTAATAGCATTGCCCATGGCGAAAGACATCAAAGACTGGTCAAATATGAGATGTCGATCCTCGGACAGCTTCTTAAGTTCACCCAACGGAACCGACTCGGTCTTAGCCCCTTGAATAACCTTCTCAATCCCAAACGGTCCGTTCTCGACTTCCCAGCGCTTAACAAACTCTTTAGCGTTGTACGGATCATAGCCAAAGCAGCGAACATCATACTCGGATTGAATAACAAACTGATCGAGATCTTCATAGATCTCTTCCCAGTTTAGCACCGTACCATTCATGACATGGAGACTACCCTCCTGAATGAACTCCTCGTACTTCTGACGCATGGAAGCTTGAAGTAAGAAAAGTGTACGCTCGGTGATGTAACTCCGCGTCTTGACCCCGAAGAGATCGCCGCCCAGTGGAAAGAGGAAGGTGAAGGCCCAGAAGTCGTCGCCCTGCGACGCATCCATTCCCAATGCACAAGGCAGTTGCCAGAACTCGCGCATACGGTGTAGCAAGGTCTCTTCGTAGGTAAAGAAATATGTATACCCCTCCATAGGGATACCAAACCGCTTGGCGAGGATATCGTTACGCGCTGCCGGAGCCTTCTCGGCGCGTTCGACGTCTAACTGATATGTCTCGTACGTCACGGTTTGCCCAAGATTTGGATTCGCCTTCAGCCACATAGCTGGATCACCAACTTCGTCCAGTTCATCCAGCTTATAGTGCCAAATAGAGATGTGAGGAGCGTGGTATTCTCCCTTGAGGATGTCAGCCAGCTCCATTTTGATTGTGTCACCGGAGCCGTTGCGAACTGTGCCCTCTGAGGAGATGGCAATGATCAGATAGTCCTCCAGCTTGGAGGCTCCCTGTTCCACCGCCCCGATGACATCCTCACGAAGATCACCGGACAGCCACTCATCGATGGTGGCAATCTTGGTCCGAAGACCTTGAAGTTTATTGATAGTCATGGGCCGGATCTCGAGCAAAGACCCGGTGAGGAAGTTTTCGATACCCTTCTTGGTGGTGGCCAGTTTTTGCCGTAGCATCCGATTGCCCGTGGTATTCTGCATCGAACCCTCGGTTAAGAACTTGAACAGTGGACCTCGAGCACGAGTTATGGCAGTTCGGAAGGGGGACAACACTTCTTCTGCCTGCTTCATAGTCGGGGCGGCTGTGATCTGATGCGTGGTAGCAGTATCGACGGTCATGAAGTAAGCTTGGATGAGGGCAGCAAACATCGACTTGGCCGCCCCTCGGGCTACGATGAGATAGAACTTCTTGACCAGTCGGATCCTGATGGTCCTCGTCTCGTAATGGCCACCGTGGTTTCCATCTGAGGGGACATAGACTGAGCGGTCTACAAAGTAGCACCAGCCAAAGATCTGCTCTGACCATAGTTTGAAGGTGAACAGGAGGTGGAGGTCACTACCCTCGGTAAGGGTCATTTCTCCCTCACAGAAACGTAGAAAACCCTCCACCGCCTGATCATCGTAGTAGATGTTAGGATTGGCGATGAGCGCATCAATCCGATTCATCTCCAAGGAGATCTCACGATTAACCGGAATCTCCCCTCGCATCACTGCATCGCGGAACTGCCCGTAATACACCGGGACTGCAGTATTGGACAGCGCCACTTACTCTCCTTTCTTACGGCGGTGGTCCTCTTCGGCCCCGCCAACTCGAGTACCCATACGGAACCGCGGGAACAAACATGAGGACTATCCCGATCACCATGAGGATGACTCCCCAGAACAAAGACAGGAAAATCGCCACAATGAGTCCGATCAGGACCAGAGCCAGACCCAACAGACCACCTCCTTTCTTACACCAGTTTCACCGCTAGTAACACGATAATTACAAATAAGAGAAAACCAACAACCCACCAAGCAATGTAACGCACCGCTTCTTTACGAGTACGAAACATACCCGGATCGTCATCAGACATGACTAAATAAGAGCTGTTACCGCGGCTGTGGCCACGCCCTTACGAGCTTTCTTGACCACCTTACGACCAACAACAGGAGCGCCCTTCTTGAATCCTTCTCGAGCCAGCCCCTTGGTTGCGGTCTCAAATTCTCGACTTACAAATTGCCTACCCTTGGATGAAGTAAGAATGGCCACCTGATTTTCGACCTGGAGCCGATTGGCCAAATCTCTGAGCTCTTGAGTAGAGAGTGCGTCGGGGCCGCTTTTCTTGAGCTTTTGCTTTTGCACCGCGGCTTTGATGGCATCGGTATGGGCAGGATGAGAAGCGCCACCCGTGGCTCGGACTTTGGTTTTACGCTTGAGAATCCCAGTGTCGGGAAGCGATCGAGCCGAGATCTCTTGTTGACCTCGCACTCCCCAACGCATACCCTTGACCCCGTAGTGCTCAAGAATAAACGCTTCACCTAGATCGGCCGATTGCGCCATAGATTCTTGCTGGAGATGATCGAATTCGAACCCGACAATATGGCCCGTGCCATCACGCTTGATCTTGCCCGTGATCTCGACGGTGATCTCCTCATCACCAATATCATCATCCGCGTGCTTCACTCGCGTCGGCTGAGGCGTTGGACTACCTTCTCGAGCATGGATCTTAAAATCCAAACCATCGTTTACGAACTCGAGATCGAGATGCATTCTTTTGTTCCCGATCGAATTGGCCGACTGACGATAGCCATCCTGCATCGTCTTCAGAACTTCGGCATCGTATTTCTTCCGCGTGGATACGCTTTTATTCGGGTTCGGGTATCTTTTGTTGATTCCATCAATATCCCGATTAGTCTTTTCAAGCGATCCATTATGGATTGCCACGAAGTTCTTAGGCGACATAGCCTTCTTGGCAAATCGTTTATCCTGAATATCGGCCGCTTTGGCCTTGACTCCTCGAGCACCGCCTCGGATCAGACGAACCTGGGCAGGCCAGGTAAGAGGAGCGGTGATCGGAAGCAGATAACCAATAGCAAACTTGGCAATGTCTGTACTTAGATCATGACCTTGCGGATCCAGAAATCGCTGTGCTCCTTCTCGCTTGGTTTCGGTCGTACGGCCTGTAGTAGGATTCACATTGCGAACCCCCCACTTCATGCCCTTGACCCCATAATGAGCCAAAAATGCCGAACCCAGATCGACGGTCTGGGCCATGGAATTCTCGACCGGCTTGAGGTCGGAAATATACCCCTCGTCGTCGACAACAACCTCAATGTCCCAGGTAAAGTCACCGTCAGCGTGCTTGACCTCACGAGTGGTAACCGTCCAGAAATGCTTGGACGAAGGAAGGGCTCCACCTTCAGCCGGAAGTTCCCAGCCTCGCTCACGAATCGTGTACTGACGAGTACCCGAGACATTGGTCATCGAGTTGGCAGCTTCTTCCAACCGCTTGATGTAGGTCTTCCTGGCGTCTTTGCGATAGGCCCGAGCTTCTTTAGAAAACGGCTTCTTCGCTCGATTGATCATCTTACCGTAATCGCCGTGTCGTTCCTTGAGAGCAGGCAGATCCGTCCGTTTGAATGCCGATCGAGCCTTCGAATCGATTGACATGTTGACAACATTTCGGCCGGTCTCATCCTGGAGACGAGTTTCGAACTGAACATCTCCAACCGCCCGACTCACTGACGTGGCAGCTCTGCCTACTGTGCCTCCTGCAGACCTGGCTGCACGTCCCACAGATCTGGCGGAGCTTCCAACATCCGACTTACTAAATCCCCACTTCATTCCCTTGACCCCGAAGTGCTCAATCTCGCTCATAGCAACATCCATGGGCACGGTGTCCAACGCTGCAAACTCATCTTCGTAATCCTTGAGCAAGAATTCCATCCCCTCGAAGTCGCCGGTCCACACCGCGATCTTGTTAAAGCAGACATCGTAGAAACGATAGTCCTGATCATCGTCAACCGGCTTGGCCGGAGATGTCGGGTAACCCAAGGTCAGATGTGGAATCCACGAATGTCCAGAAGCCCCCACCGCCTCGGGGGCTTCGAATTGTGTCGCAGAATCATAGGCCGTCTTGATGTTTGGATCCTTCAACAGGAGGCTTCGAAACTCGCGGATTGCCTTGTAGTCATAGCGTCCCTTCTTGAAGAAGAGGACGTCGGCTTGATCAGCTCCCAGCTCACCTCGTCGATCCACCGGCAAGTAAAAACGCTTCAGCGTCGTGCTGGCAGCATGCTCCACGAATTGGATGATCTGGTCAAGGTTGGCGACATTATCCATCTCACCCAGAAACAAAAGGGTAAGATGAGGAACCTTCTCGCTGGAGATCTTCCACACCCGATCGTTCTCTTCAGGAATAGCCACGATGACAAGATTACTACTCATTTTGAAGTTCCACCTCCTTTCGTTTCAAAGTTTGATGATGGTTACCTTCGGTGCGCTGCGCTTTTCAACCTTAGCTATGATACCTCTCTGAAGCGCAACCTGAGCTAGGGGCGGCGGTGTGATTGTCACTACCGACCGAATCGACGCCGTGGTCCCGACCGAAACCTTGATCGGGTTAAGAGCAATGACAGTCGAGAACGGTATCGGCTGCGTGCTGCTGTGGCCCTCTCGGCTAGACCCAGTAAGTACCACAATCCCCAACGAGCTGTCGTCGTAGACAGACTTCTCGAGGGAAACCCCTGTAAGTAGTGTATCGCCTGTCGAACTATCAGTGTAGGCATGACTCTCAACCCTGCTTCCGAACCAGGTGGTAGCTCCGGTTGATACGTCGCTATAGGAAACCGACTCAATCCCGGTACCCGTACTGGTGACGGATCCTTCGGCAAAGTCGGTATAGATGATTTGGTATGACTCGACAGAGGTGCCACTGACGACCAAGTAGCCAGTTGCCGTACTCGTATGTGAATACGACTCGAGACTGGTGCCTTTAATCGGCAATGCGCCGGGGGTAGTACTCGTATGCGAATACGCTTCGACACTGATCCCCTCGACTGACACAGCACCAGTCGAGATACTCGCATGTGATTGAGCTTCTGAGCTGGATCCCTCAACTGAGAAAGAGCCAATTTCGGTATCTGTATAGGCTTGCGATTCGACGCCTGTACCTGAGACCAATACAGAGCCAGTGGCCGTACTGGTACGAGATTGTGATTCGTTGCTTGTACCATTGACAAGCCCAGAGCCGATCTCCGCATTGACATGCAAATGCGACTCGGTGCTCGTACCACTGGCGTTGATCTGCCCACTACCATAATCAATATAGCCGATAAGAATTTCGTGGGTCTCGGTACTCGAGCCACTGATCAAAGCGATGCCCGAAGCAACATCGGTGTAGACCCGGCTATCAATCCCGGTTCCGCTGAAGACAGCTGTACCGGTAGAGCTTTCACTATGAGTAAAGGTTTCCGAGCTAGTCCCACTGGCTATGGCCGTACCTGTGGCACTGGCCGAATACGAAACCGATTCGACGCCGGTACCTGAGACTACCGCGGAGACAGTCCCAGTGTCATCGTAGACAACGGTGTCAGATCCCGTACCGGTGAAGACAATCGTCCCGATAGCGGTATCAGTGTAGATATACGACTCCGTGCCTGACCCACTGATCGTGACAGTGGTAACACCGGTTCCCGAATGATCAAAAGTATCAGTACCGGTTCCCGTAACGACACTTGTACCCGTTCGAATATCCGAATAGGTATACGACTCCGTACCGGAGCCACTTGCCGTTACTGTACCGCTAGCGCTGACATTATGAGTAGATGACTCAGTGCTCGCGCCATTTGCTGTAATCGTTCCACTAGATACATCAGTGAAGTTATAGAACTCGGTAGAAATCCCACTTGCCGTAATCGTGCCGCTGGCACTGACACTATGAAGATATGATTCGGTAGAGCTTCCACTTGCCGTAGTCGTTCCTGAGAAAGCGTCAGACGTGCTGTAGGACTCTGTAGACGTCCCACTTGCCGTAATCGTGCCGGAAAGAACGTCAGAAGCACTAGAGGACTCTGTAGACGCTCCACTTGCCGTAATCGTGCCTGAAGTAGCATCGGAAGCACTAGAGGACTCCGTACCTGTACCGGAAGAAATAACCGTACCACTCGCGCTGTCATCGTAGGTAGGGCCACCAGTTACCGGCTGATAGTCCTCAACTCCGGTGCCTGAGACGGTGATAATACCTGAGTTGATGTCATCAAAAATCGTTGATTCAGTACGAGTACCATTAACCCCAATTGTGGGGATAAGCCCGACACGATAGTGCTCGAGAATACGAGCCGGAGAAAGCAATGAGTTATACCAGGCAACTTCGTCAACTAGTCCATCAAAGGTTCTATCGCTACTACCCACCAAGGAATCTGCGCCAATGACCGGAACATCATCAGGTCTTGACACCACACTTCCAGGATCAGCAACAATAGTAATTACCAAAACATTATTGGCATAGAGAGTCAACGTCGTTCCGTCAAATCTCAGAACAAGATGAACAACCTTCCCCAACGTAACCGTATACGAGGTGTTATAAACATTGCTTCCGGTTCGGATCCATATTTTTTGGTCGTTTTCGATACGAATATCCAGCGCAGTACTACGACCCAGAAGCCATCGTCGATTAACTACCAATTTACTTGCTCTAAACCAAGCCTCGACTGAGAACGACCCCGTATTATAAGGTAACCCAAGATTAGTCGCAGAATCAATGCCAAACTTCTGAGATGCGGCAATAAAGGATGATGAATCCGACGAATTAGCAATTAGAGATTTATCCGCGGCGACAGGACCATTGACGGCCGGAAGATTCCGTACGCCCTTGCGATCTGTGGCTTGATTAGCTTCACCGAGCTTCCAATGAGAAACCGGATTATCTTGGTCGATCGTAGCGTCGTAACCAGAGGCTACGCCAGCATTATAGTGAGCGAGAATACGAGCCGGAGAGAGAGCCGTACCATAGACAGCAGCTTCATCAACAACTCCATCGAAATAACTCGTACCTGTTCCTGTAAAAAACCCGATTTCTGGAGCCCTAGTGGGTTCTGGCCAACTCGTAGCATTAGAAATTCGTCCAACTTCCGTACCATTGATATAGAAAATCATCGTGGCACCATCATAAGTGCCAACCAGATGGTACGTTGTGCCAACGATCAGAGGTGTAAAACTTTCGACGTCTCTATTCGCACCTCCGCTGGTCCACATTCTCAACCGAATCGAGTTTGTAAATAAGAAGATGTTCCACGCGCTGCCTCGTGCTATTACCCATGCTCCAGTAAGGCTAGCAGGCTTTATCCAAACCTCTACGGTCCAGGCTGGAGTTTCATAAGGTTTACCCTGATTGGCAACGGCACCATTCCCCAACCCCTGCTGAGACGAACCAGCAAGATTTGTAGCTAGATCAGAAGCATTGTTTCGAATAATACCAGAAGTAATGGTTGGGCCATTATTTGCCGTAAGGTTTCGAACACCCTTGCGGTCAATCGCATCTCCCGAATTACCCAGCTTCCAATGCGAAATCGGTTGGTCAGCATCGATTACGTTGTCGTAGTAAGTAGCGTCATCACCGTAAACAAGCTTCTCAACGCTGGTACCACTCGCCATAATCGTGCCACTGGCGGAGTCATCTACGCTGTAAGCTTCAGTACTGATACCCGAAACACTAATCGTACCTAAACGGCTGTCATCGTAAATATACGACTCGGTACCAGAGCCACTACTACCAATCTCGAAGCGAAGACCAGTTCGGTAATGAGCTAGAATTCGTTCAGGAGTAAGAGCAGTATTGTAGTAGGCGACCTCATCTAGAATACCGGGAAATGTGGTCTGACTGAGATCTTCCGATGCGCCGATGGAGAGTACATTGTTTGGCCCGAGACTTGGTGTATCCGGCGTAATATCGGCTGAACCGAGGGAGAAGCCGTTGATATAGACTCGGATACGCGTTCCGTCGAACGTGCCGACCACATGACAGGCTCGACCAATAACTAGCTTTGGATTAGAGGTGGACCCGAGATTACCCCCACTCGAAATTTTTAGACCAACCTGCACAGAAAGATCAGACGACGTACTCATCCACTGCCCAGAGCCAAGCCGGTTCAAGATGTGCGGAAATCCAGTAATCGCTTCAGTAACCTTTACCCACGTTTCAAGACTCCAAGCAGCAGTCGAATAGGGAGCACCAATACCCGCTATACCTGCTGCTGCAAATCTCTGCCTGGATGGCTTGTCAAGCCTGCTTGCTACTACATCACTTCCATTATTGACAACAAGTCCAGACTCAACAGCAACCGGACCATTGACGGCCGGAAGATTCCTTACACCTTTACGATCGGTAGCTTGATTAGCCTCACCCAACTTCCAATGGGAGACGGGATTGTCTTGGTCGATGGTGGCATCGTAACCAGAGGCAACCCCGGCATTGTAATGGGCGAGGATGCGAGCGGGAGAAAGGGCGTTCTGATACCAGGCAACTTCGTCAATGATGCCATCGAAATTGAATACGGCACCACTAAAAGGAATATCCGGCACTCTTCCTGCTGCGCCAGTTGAACCAACCATCGCAGTTCGTGCACGTTCAATGCCATTGACATACAGAATCAGATCTGAGCCATTATACAACCCGACAATATGCAGCAATGTTCCTATCGGCCAGGTTGCCGCAGAAGTTGCCGATTTGGAGGCGCCCACACCATCAGTGGCCTCAATAGCAACAGTTCCGTCCACATTGAGATAAATAGCTTGACTAGCTGAGCGATTGACTACATATCCACCACTAGCAACCGTTCTAAGTGCCCATACTTCTACTGACCATTGAGGAGTGCTATAAGGGATTCCACTTACTGCATCAGCAGCTTTACCAAAATATTGACCTGTCGTCTTGACGAATGTGTTAGCCCCATTACTCGCATTGTTGAATATCAGACCATCCGAAGAAACCATAGAGCCAGCACGAACAGAAAGGTCAGCGAGCCCCTTGCGATCTACGGCGGTTGCTGTCGTGCCTAGCTTCCAGTGTGAAATCGGCTGGTCAGCATCAATTACATTGTCGTAATAAGTAGCGTTGTCACCGTAAATAAGCTTCTCAACGCCGGTTCCACCCGCTGTAATCGTGCCACTGGCGGAATCAGTATAGATAGCCGGAGTTGAATATGACTCGGTAGCACTACCACTGGAAACGATCGTACCTGACGCACTCGCAGAATGATCGTAGGACTCGGTGCTGGTGCCACTCGCTCCGATCGTACCGCTACCACTGTCGGTGTAGTTGATGCCGACTAGCGGCCCGCCACGTAGATTGTCCCAGCGCGAGGTCGTTTCGTTGATCTGTACCCCGACTACTCCGCTGGTTGGGTTGTGGTCGGTATCGATGGCGCTGCCTATGAATGAGTAGACACCGCTTCTGATGCGGATAACATCAAGTCGTGAGCCACGCTTGCGGAACCACATGGTGTCGCCCGCCGTTAAAGTATTGTTCACCGCGCCCAATACTTCGGCCTGACTCCCGGTAGCCCAGCGACTTAGTGTCACAGTGCCGAGCGTGGTATTGAACAGTACCCGATAAGCCGAGTAGTTCGCGGTCCCTGGGTTAGTTATTAGGACCGCAAGGATGGCCGATGAGCTAATCGGGACTGTTACGCAGTCGATCAGCACATCACAGTTGCCGCCAGAATTGTCGATGGCGATCGTTGTGTACGCCTCACGGATGGCAATTGTCTGTCCGCCCAGAGTGTTGGAGATAACCCGCAGGTCTTGAGCAGCTCCTCCAGCGAAAGGTAGGAGCACCCAGGGACCGCCTACATCGAGCAGGCCGTCTGCGCGGTCGAAGGTGTCAATACTGGTTGTGTAAGTCGGTGGCGCGATGACTTCGATAGGCCAATCGACTTCCAGCATCATCGCCTGGACGGTCGGGACCGGGCTAATATCAGCCGACGTGCAGCCACCGAAGCGGAACCGGACGGCGTTGACTTCAGTCCTATTCCAACCATTCGGAGGTACGTCAACAATCGCACCCTTGAAGTTGTTGGCAGTGACGTTGTACGCCTTGCCCACTCCTCCGGTTAGCCCCCACAGTTCATCAACTGCTCCGGCAGAATTACGCACATCGCAGGCAGCGAGATTGGCTTGGGTAGCCGAAGACGAGTAGGACATGATCGCCCGGACCGCATTGGCCAGTCCTACCTCGTTAGTGATTACGGGCTTGAGCTCTGCATAGGCTCCTACTGTGGCTGTCCGTAACGCAATGTTGTCAGTGGTGCTTCGAGTCGCAGTCCAACCCAGTGTGCCTGGTGGATCGTCGACCATCGTGTTGACATTCGTCGGCGTGCCCGAATATGCCGTACCAGCATCACCAGGAGAAAGGCTGGTTATCGTGGCATGAGTACCGTCCAAACCCGCCAATTGCGCAAGCACCTTGCCATCGCCGTACCAGTCGGTTACCCTGTTTGTCCACTCCCCAATGATAAAATCGTCATAGTCGGCGGTGAAAGCAGGCTGACCTGCCGAGACATGCGTACCCAACCCAATGTAACGTGCAAAACCGCTAACACTACCGGGGGAAACCGCTTGCGTCTGAGTTACACCATCGACCTTCCAGTCAAGTACCGAACCCGACCACTCGAACTGCCACTCGATTAGATGCCAATTCGTCGTATCAATCGTGGGGCCGGTTACGGTCGTACCACCCAAAAGTGTCGCAGAGAGCACCCCCGTGCTAGAAATCGTAATCCGGAAATGCTCGGCAGCGGTAACTCCCTGTTGGTGTAGAATAATGGCTGTTCCACTAGATGGATGGGATGAAACCTTGACTGCCACCCTTGCTACGAGCTGCTGAAGTCCTCCCGCAGACAAATCCTTTACTATACGAGTCACGGTGGCTGCGGGAGCTACAACCCGAGCACAGTAATTCCCATTTCGAGGCGTCGTCGTGCTAGCCGAACAGCCTGCGGTAACCGTGTCGAACAACCCCAGCCCCGCCGTAGCAGCGGAACCCACAAAACCGTGCTCGAACCCCGTCAAGAACAGGGTGTTGATAGCCATCAGCTCCACCCTTTCCCATTGGTTACGAGCACAAAAATGACGTGTTTACGCCAAGGTCAATGTCGGTGTGAAATTCTCCGTGGTATTGGCGGCATTCATGGCGCGGCCCGCCCCTCCTGGTTGTAGGTGCCAGGCGCAAATAAGTTTGGAACCCGCCGCGTTGCGCATGATGACGCTGTAGACGTTGGCAGGCCAATCGGTGGCAGAGCCCGTGGCCCATGACTTGACCGCGAAGGCCGCCGAGCCATTGGACGGTGTCGGCTCGGCTTCGGTCTTGGACGCGTAGCCAGTGCCGGTGGCAACTCCGTAGCCACCCGCATGGGTGGTAGCCGCGGTCAGCGGCGTGCCGCCCGCGCCAATCTGCCTCGTCGAGAGTTCAAAAGTGCAGGTGGCAGGAAGTCCGTTGGCCAGAAGTTCGTTGGCCCCTTCGGTGAACATGAGAAAATCAGGCATGTTATGGTCTCCTGGTTACATCGAGGTCACAGATCACAGTGCCTTGCACCAGCGTGCGCGGCTCTTCTCCTTCGGCAAGCCACTGAACATCCCACGCGCCTTTAAATTGCTTTCCGTCCGCAAACAATTCAGAAGTTTGCTGACCCGTGAGAAAAAGATCTAGGATGCCATTCTCCGCCTGATCTGAATTGATGGTAAACTCAACTAAAGGTTCTGTGTCAGCCCGGTGCGCCTTGACGTGGGCCAAAAGCTCACCACCAAGATCAAGACTATTACCATTCTCCGCATTGGTCGCTGTCAGACGCAAGGCCACGCCATCCCCCGCGTACAAGATGAGATTTACTTGCTGAGGAATATTGCTGACTTCTGAGGCTTTCATTCCTCACCATCCACAACCAGAATCGTCGGTGGATCGGGATCGACCCACGCGATCGCTTCGCGGTTGGTGTTAAGACGCCATTCTGCTTCTTGGAGCTGTTCCTTGACGGCTTCTAAAAGAAATCCCACCGTGGGCGGATCAAACAGCAAGCGTACTCGCAAATAGATCGCGGTCTTGACCTTGCTGAGCACGATCTGATCTTGTAGATATGACTCCCATTCCGTAAACTCATCGATGACGAAGCCTGCTTCAGGCCCCACTCCCATGTCGGTGAGGTTGGAGAACGCTGAATTGATGTGGATGATGATGTCAAGATCAAACGACGTGTCGTCAGGGTCGATACCCAGGATCTTCTTGGTGCTGTTCAGGATGCTCTGTGCCATTCTCCACCTCCTTTATGCGCTGTAAAGCAAACCTATCCCAATCCTTCAGCTTGCCGAATATGGTTGTGGCGCTAACCGGAGCTCCGATTGTTGGGACCACATGAGGATAATCAGACGACGCTCGAAACCCGTCGATTGTGCTCGTCGAGCTGAGCCTGAAGCTCTCCCTCGCGGACCTTGCCCCCACCGGCACGCTCATTGTGCTCGCTCACCTGTGATTCTCTCAGGTGAATATGCTCCTCAGGCGCGGGCGGATTGACGTCGGCCTCCTGAGGAGGCGAGGGAGACTCATCCTTCTGAGGCTCCTCCGAGTCCTGCCCCTCGTTCGGCTGCGGCTGCTCCTGCGGCTGCTCCTGAGGCTGCTCCTGCGGTTGCTCTTCGGAAGCCTGCTCGTCCTTCTGAGGCTCCTCAGCCTTCGGCTCTTCGTTCTTTTTCTTCTTACCCTGGGCCATTCAAATCGCCTCCTGATAGATTGGTCTCAGATACGGGTCAGTCGTCCTCGTCGTCGAACTCCTTGTCAATCCCCGACAAGTCGTTCGGTTCCTCTCGAACTTCCTTGTTGTCCATCGTGTCGTTGTTGTCAGCGTAGTCGTCGAAGTCCTCGTCCGCCACCTGTTCCGGATAAAAATCATCCGGGTCACCCTCTTCAGGCAGATCAGGATTGTCGACCGGCTTGGCCGGAGTCTCCTCCGCCGTGTCTCCGCCCTCAGTAGAGGCGACGGTCTCCTCCACGTCGTCTCGACCCTGCTCTTCTGGTGTCTCCATCAACCCTCCAAATAGATCGACATGGTCTATGCCTTGATTTAGCACAGCTAAGTCGCTAGCTTCAGCCATGCCTATCAGATCAAGGCGATGGGAAAACGATTCAGACCTTCACCGTATCCGCTTCGCACGTTGCCGTAGCAGGCTCGACGGATGCTGATGTGAGTGCCTCGTCGGAACGGTCCCCCACGCACACTGACCTGATAACGAATCCGAGCAGTGTACACGCCTCGAGGAAGCCCGGACAGACTGATACGAACCACGTACATCACGCGCCCTCCGCGCGTACGCGTGCGCGTGACCGGAGTCGGACTACCTTCGAAAAATGCCTTTAGACGTCGCACACGATGAGTACGAACCACGATCACTCGCCATTGAGCGGTTCGTCCCGATGTGCACGCTGGCGGAGCGTCCGTACCTCTTGGTCCAGCAGGTCCAGCTGGTCCTGGCACGCCTTGAGGGCCTGGCGCACCTGCCGGACCCTGAGCGCCAGGAGGGCCAACCGTTCCCGGTAGCCCATTGCAGACAAAGAAGACCGCGTCCGTCGGCCGCCCATTCTCATCGTCAGGTCCTTCTCTGGGCAGAACGATCTTCACACCGCCATTGGGACAGTTGGGTCCTGCGAGTTCCACCGTAATAACCGGCTTTACCCCCGGCGGACCCGGAGGTCCAGGAGGTCCTTGCGATCCGGGTAGGCCGTTTACTCCATTGCATACGAAGAAAATAAGGTCAACCGGATCATTGTCCCTATCGTTGGGATCTTCCAATCCGCGAATGACGATGATCTTGACCCCGCCGTTGGGACAGTTGGCTCCGGGGGGCTCTGCCACTACGACCACTCGGTCGCAGAGATCGGTCGGGTTACCGTTGGCGCAGGGCGTCTGTTGTGCCGGGGCCACAGCTGGCAAGGCCAACCCAAAGCTAATGACAATCCCTGCGGCGATCGCCAGTGCGACGATCTTCTCTCTCAACATCATCCCCGCCAATTCGCCTCATAGTCGCGAATATCGATGTGGACGAAAGTGCTGTAGAGCCCCAGCCCGCCGCGTCGTCCTCGCTTGCGACGCCGAATCGAGTTGGCCATGGCGTGCCAGTCTGCCGAGCTTCCTCGCGCAAAGCTCACGTCGGCCGCCTGATCGTTGCCATCGTGATCAGGATAGATATGGAAGCTGTGGTCCTCGCCCCCCACATGCTCGTTCCATGACCTGGTCCTAAACCCGGAATGCACCGAGCACGCTCCGAAGCGACGTCGCATGGGCTCGAGATACTGACGACACAAATAACGAAGCCCCTTGTACTCTCGGGAACTGACCTTGGTACCGTCCTTGCAGTCGAACTCCTCGACCACAAAATGCTTGCTAAGCCGATGACGTGTCTTTGCCATCTTCACTCCCCTTTCGATGAATAGCCGCGCAGGGTTCGCACATGGAGACGTTGATTATGGTAGTTTTGGTATTAGGTCCAATACCAGGAAGCTTTTGCAATGAAACATTACGTTGCGCGGCCCCCGTACAGATACCTGGTTGGTTAGGATGAAGGATCGAACACAGACAGTGACAACCGATAGTACCCTTGGCTTTAAGCTCAGCCTCAATATCTACTTGGCGCCGACGTGTCTTCGCCACCGTTTACTCTCCTTGACGCGGAACGTCTTTACCAATACGATCGATACGACTCAACCACTTTTGACCCGAAGGGGTCGTCCCAATTCGAGTCTCAAGCTCTTGACGTCGTTGATTACGTTCTTCACTTTCTCGAAATTGCTTTCGAGTTTCTCGCCTTCGAGCTTCCTCATCTTCATCTTTGTCTACCACAGCTTGGTGTCCCCTGGTTGACGCTCAACCGGTGCGCGAGGAATAAGACTGGAGTCTCCATAGTGAAGAGCGTTGTGAGTTCGATGAGAAGTAGTGATCAAATACTCTGGATCAAGAATCCATCCCTCACCACTCACCAGATCTTCTTCGATAAGGGGATTCATGTGATGAACCAGAACAGGACCCCATTGGATCATCCTTCCCGAAATACCCAGATCACAACCGTTGTCACGCACGATGACCAAACTTCGAACGTGCTTCCATTGCGAAGATTGATAGAACTGCTGATTCATCCATCGATCAAACCCGAAGGTGTCTCTTCCCACCTGACCATGCAGATTCAAATAGTCAAAGCGCTCTTCAAAGCTCTCAAGGCTACGAAGCTCGGAATAAGATCTGAACCTCATGGCACGAGCTTTACGATCTCGCCGATGGCTTCCCCCACATGAGCAATGGCGCTGATGATGGTCATAGCGGCCACCACCTTGGCTAAGGTCCATTGCCAACGCTCGATGCAGACTTTTTGAGTAGCTTTATCAATCGCTTTCTCAGTTACTCTAGAATCATCCCCCATGATTATATCCGTTAATCGTGGGAAAACGGCATGTACTTGCGCCGCCATTTGATCACAACCGTATTCGCTTCCTCTGGAGTATCGAAATAGCCGAGCCAATATTGTTTACCATTAACATAACCTCGAGCATCCCAACGCCCAGACCTCTTATCAAAACTAACCCCTCGGTAACCGCTTGTATTTCGAATTGACTGACTAAGGTTCTGAGCATTCTGAGCATGTGTACACAGTCTAAGATTCGAGCGTCGGTTATCCAAAGTGTTACGATTTCGATGATCGACTTCTATTCCTGATGGAGGATGCATGATAGCGACATGAAGATACTCCATTCGGCCACCACCGATGTTACGAATAACATAGCCATGTGTGCTAACTAACCAATTGTAATCATACACGACAGGTAAATCATCATCATCAATCAGAACTCGATTTCCCGTAATCATTATCTCTGCCATGTTTATCTCATCCATCTTCTATTTCGAGTTCACCTTCCGACGGCAGTCCCGAATACGAGCGCATAGCCTCCAGCGCCGAGACGTAGAGTTCCTCCACTCGCTTCTGGCCTTCGAGCTGCTCCTTCTTGACCTGCATGAGTTCGATCTCGTGCTCCATACGCATCTGCTCCATGCGCTCTCGCCGAGATCCCGCCTTGAGAAAATGGGTGATGACCTGCGACGAGGCAGTTCCACTGCGGATCTGTTCTTCGGCCAGATCATAAGCGTAAGCTGCCAGCTCATCTTCTCTTGCTTCAGAAGTGCGAGCTGGTGACGGTCGATGACCGTTCTCAGATCGTTGTCTGGCCATGTCTCACACTCCTTTCTTTGCGAACTTGGCCCAGCTATTCAGATGGTGATGTGATCTCTCGAGCGATGGCTGCGTTGGCCCAGAACATGGCATTCTCGAGCGAAGTGATTGCGAGCGACTGTTCTCGAATAGGAGAGCCCGTCAACTCGATGAGCACCTTAGCCGCGCTGAGACACGTCGATCGGACCTGTTGATGGCGACGAATCTTGTCATCGGTGTTGGGTGGATGATAGTCGAAGCGACGAGTCAGCTCGTCATCGGTGATGTGAATCTTTTGCCGCCCTTTCTCTTGGTTTGTCATCGCTTCAGTAGAGTTTCAAAGCCCTTTCTCGATTGTCAAAGCGAGTTTAAGGCCCTTTTTAAGGGGTGCCTTTAGGATTGTTTCCACCAAAAGTCCCCGCGGGGCTTTTTCGAAG